AGGGTCTGCATATCTTCCCCTGAGAAGAAAGCCCCCATACGGTGATGTGAGTGTATGAGTCCTATACTGCTGCCCTCAAGTTCATTATCAGCTATGAAAGCTGCTATGTACCTGTTAACATCATTACTGTCATATTGAGTATGTACGGATGTTCCTATATCAAGTATGAGAATATCCTTTACTACAGCGGAAATCTTTCCTTTTCTGTCTTTAATACTGTAAAACAAAACTCCTGACCACTCAGTGTCAGGAAGTTCGAAGATAGCCCAATCTATCTTATTCTGAATATCCCTGGGAATTTCTATATTTCCTATATTTCTCAGGGATTGCGTGTTCTGATGTATATTTTTTTGCATAAGCGGTTAATAAAGATTCAACAATATTGACGAATACACTATACACCTCTGGTTGTATAAAGTATCGGAAATTGGGAATAGCATCATCTTCCGGTTCTACACGGAGCCTTACAGGACTGCCTTTAAACATGAACAGTATACGTTCAGTATCCGGGTCAATGTCAGTTATTTCAGGTGCATTATACCTATATATATATCCGAAACTATCCTGAAATCCTCTATGTAAGGGTATATCCAAGGAACAGTCCTCAGCTAAATCTGATAATATAACTGCCAGTTCTTCCGGTATATAACCGAGCTTTACCCTTCCGTCACATTCTGCAAGCTTTATATTACCTGATACCAGAAAGGTTTTTACAAGATACTTTATACCCGGTATACTTACAGATACGTTACTTGTATCCGAATACTGTGTATATATAAGTCTGTCGGACTTTTCTATATTCAGATCTGCTATATACTGATAGGGGCCTCCGGATACAGACTCCACATGTATGTACTGATCCAGTAATACAGGAAGAACCTCTGTAAATCCAGGTTCCCACATAAGTTTCATAGTACTTATTACAGTACTCAGGGCTGTTTTCCCAAGACAACATGTCCTAAATGTCCCTGACAGGTCTAAGTTACTGCGACAATGTGAATGGATATACCCTTTGCATGCCTCGATATATGAGTAGGTACTTCTGTTCATTCTGACGCCTTCTATGGACAGCATAAGGTTGTTAAATGTAAGTTTGATATACAGATCCTTTATAGTATGTGTTTCTTCTATTTCATTCTGTATAGTAACCTCCGGGCGGTATATAATAATTGTAAATGCTGGTGTGTTCAAACCTTCGCTATGTCTACTCAGTATCTCGTTTATGGCATCATCGAATGTGTCACATTTCTGTATAATATCTTCATACATAGAAAGTGATTTTATCCTTTCAGAACAGACATCCTCATCTACATACTCCTCCCCGAAATAATCATTAAAGGAGGAGAGGAGGCTATCGAATCTCCGATATACCTCCTCAATGGCCTCATCTACTGTCATCTCAGGTACTTAAATTCTTCCTTCAATTCTGACAGAAGGTTTTCGGTTTCATTCTTCCTGACAGATCCCTCCCTGATACTATTAATGTCAGTATCACTCAGGATTCCCTTATTATACAGGCAATTCAGCAGGCTGTCCAGTCCGGCTGCGGACCATATAGTATCATACACTGCCTCCAGGACCTCCTCCTTCTTATCCTGTGCCTTTTTCTTATTACCTGATGCACGTTCCATTTTTGTTATGAAGGCTGTAAGGTTATCACTTGATACCTGTGTATAATTCCTTCCGAATTCTTTTTTCACATCATCCTGCAAACCTCTTGAGACAATCATTTGATTAATTTCTTTTCTGGATAATGTTCCGGAAGATACTTTCTTGTTCGGGGTCATTAGAATGATAGATAATTCACGTGTAGGATTCCCACGGAACATCACAGTGTCAGGAAGAAGGCTCTGGTCATCTGTAAGCATAGTTCTTGATCTTCCTTCATGGAACTCCTTACCACTATAATTGATTCCGGCATTATCCAGCTCCCTTTTCAGTTCTCCCAAAGTTCCTGCTGTACTTTCAATCTGTTTTGCCCAGCTAACTGTCTCATCTGTAATTCTGATAATTCTACTTTCCATAATCTGATTGTTTTAATATTGATTGTTAAAATGGTATATCATCCGGGTCCTGGGGGAGTCCTATCATATCCCTGAGTACCCGGGTGGCCAGTTTCCTTCCATGATTTTTTGTAAGGTCACTGGGATCTTTTGATTTGTATAAAGACGGGATTTCTATCTGATGCAGGCTATATTCATCACACAGCTTCTCAGAGTACATCCTGCCGTAATTGATTTCCTTATTGAAATCATTGTCGAACAGCACATGTATATTTTCGAACCTTTGTTTCAGTGAAGATATAACATGAGGCTTAGGGACATATCCTTCACCTTGCAGGCTTGTCGAGGGTGTACCTGTGCAACACCATACACACATGGCATCCTTCCGTGAGGAAGTGATTACCAGATGGTTTCCTCTTTCAGGAAGTAGTGTCCACAGGTCCCATACAGACCTGTCATGCTTGCTTATCCATTTAAGATGGTCACTGAAAGGCTGGTAAATCTTAATGGTAGGATTTCCGTCCTTGAATTCAACATATACATAGGCATATTTATCGGCAGGCATAGAAGTAGTCTTTCCTTCCCTGATAAAGAATATAGTGCTGATAGGATAGGTATTCGAGATATCCAGAAACCACTTATCCACTCCCTGCTTTTCCCAGAACTCATAGTCATAGGGCCTCCAGTCTCTGGTTTTCACCCTGACATCCGACCCCTGGTGTGACAGAGGGGATCCCTGTTTTCCGGAAACAGGTCCTGACAATTTTTTTTTGTCAGGAACCCTCCTGATATCAGACAAATCCCTGCATAACCTCCTGAATGCCTCCTGTGCAGTACAGGCCCACATCAGACTCAGGAGATCCAGTACCCTGCCTGAATCTCCTCTTGCCTGGTCTTTGAACCTGATATGCCCGTCCATACCCTGAAAGATGCTCAGTGAGGGTTTCCTGTCAGGTCTGTACGGTGCATTTATTATACACGGAAGTTCCGTGATTCCCAGGTAATATGAGATTATCTGAAATTCACTTGCTATTCTGTATAGACTGTTAAGATCATCAGGACGGGCAGTCAGTATCATATTATGCTGTTTTTTTTTATTTTTTCACCCACTTTGATTTTACTTCTTCCACTGTGGCGGCTTTTGTTTCGGGAGCCTTGAATGTAGTAGGAGTCTCTGTGTATTCCTTAAACACTTCATCTCCGAACTCCACATTCTGGTACATTCCCGCTGCCTTACATCTGGTGATGTTATTCAGGATGAAAGAACAGTTACGGGCTGCTTTTCTGCCGAATTTAGCAGGGAAGAAAGTCTGATAGTTATTGTTGTTACTGTCTTTCTGTACTCCGAACCACACCTTGGTACAGTTATCAGGGAACAGGGAAAGAGCTTCCACTACTTCTGAGACATCCCCGGAGAAATAGTCACCGATTCTTTCCAGTTGCAGAAGTGCAGTTTCAGGATCTTCAATCTCCTTCCATTCCTTATCCTGCATCATATACATGCGGGAGGGCACATTCAGGTGGGTACGGATAAATTCCAGTAATGAATCCTCCCCTGAATAGGCCTGTCTTACCCCCTCAGGTGAGAAATTCATATTACCGGGGATAACACAGTTGTCATAGTCTTCCTGTGACAGCCATGCTGTTTCCCCGTAGGCATTTACGCACTGACACTTATTTCCGGCAGAATTGAGCCTTGCTGTATCCCTCAGGAAGAATTTCACAGGCAGGATATCCTCTACTCCTTCAATATCAGGCTTGGTATACAGGGTAATATTCACCCATCTCACACCATCCTTTTCCCCGGTATATACAGGTTCCTTATCAACCTTCCACCCAAATTCCTTTTCCAGCTCGTCCTTTGAAGGATTTACCAGCAGCACCTTCACCGGAGCCACTCCGGTATATAACTTCCTTGATACAGATTCTTTCGACTCTTGTGCTTGTCCTATTTTCATATCTTCTTACTTTAAACTGTTAGTCTATTCTGATCCATTTTGATGCTACTGTTTCTTCTGAAACCTGTTCTTTTTCCCCTGCTTCCGGCTCCTCCTTACTATTTTCTGTTTCTTCTGCCGGGGCTTCCTCTTTACTTTGTTCCTGTGGCTCTCCTTCTGTTTTATTCTCCACCTCCCGGGCCTGGGGAGTGGGTGTTTTAAGCATTTCGAAGATCAGGGCTTCTACTTCATCAGCAAATTCATTTCCTGCAAATGCAATAATGGCCTTGTTAATAGAATCCATGCTTTTGACTACTTCTTCTTTCTCTGCCATCAGATCTTCAATCTTTTTGTTCAGGGAGTCAACTTTACGGCATAGTGGTTTCAAACCTAAAATCATTCTCTTAACCTGGGCTTTCTTATAAATGCCCATTTTCTTTTCTTCCATAATTTAAAGCTTTAAATAATTAATAATAAATATATAACTCTGAGTTATCTGAGTACAGTTTAATAATATTCCTCAATAGCCTTGAACACGATATTCAGGTCATTCGGGATAGTATCTTCTGAGAACATATCTTCCGGTGTCTTGGCAGGAATTTCCACCCCGTTCAGTCTCATTTTGTGGGTATAGAATTTAAATTCCGGCTTTCCGTCTTTCCCGAATGAAGGGGAACAATACAGGCAGATGGCCACTACCTCTAATGGATTATAGTGCTCATCCACCATCCGGCCCACAGTTTTACATTTCTTTCCTACTATGGCCTTGTCATTCACTACATCATCATCATGCATCATCATACATACGATGAGGTCCTTGCGTGCATTCTCCACTGTTTCCATAATAGTCTGGAAGTGCAGTGCTATCTCCGTGAATTTCGAGTATCCCACCACATTGACTTTCTGGAACAGTTCCTTCTCCATGATGTATCTGGCATCATCAATAATGATATATTTGATGTGCGGGCCTTCATCAGAGATGGTCTGTATAGTGGATGCTATACTATCCCATGCTGTCAGGTGAAGGAGATTATCCTTGTCTTCCGAGAAGATTTTCTCCGATCCTCTGAATGGCAGTGGTTTGTTTGTCACATTAATAATTACCGTACTTTCCGGATTGAGGTTCTTTACTGACCGGGTTTTCCCGGACCCTGTAGGACCTACTACAATCATCATTTTTCCCATAACTGTTTTACTTTTTTAGATATTAAAAAACTCATTCTTCTTATTTTGTACCATATACTTACCGGTGTTGATTTCCTCATGAAAGACAGCATTCCTGGCATGGAATCATGAGCCTCTGCATACCTGTAGAAATCTTCCATTTCCTTTTCCTGAAAGGACTTGGGCATCTCGTCGAAGATGGATACAGCACCGTCGAACAGGAGTGGAAGTATTTCTCCTGTAGCATCCCCATCCCTGTCTTCAAGGACCTTCACAAACCTGGCATAATTTCTCAGACGTGATATGTCATATCCCTTGTATCCTGACAGTCCCATCTTAAATGGTGAGTATATCCCGAACAGCATATTCAGGTCCCTGCATATCTCCTTACTGTTACCAAGCCCTGCGGAAGTAGGTTCTCCCTTATTAAACTTAAAGGAATCCTTATCTTCTACAGACTGGGCCTGATGCTGTATGACAATAAAGGTATAGTTCAGCAGATCCCTTGCTGCAACAATATACTTCGACAGCTTGTTTATATTCTGTCTCTCTGTAAACTCCCTTTCAATGGACAGGTTAGCCAGGTTATCTATAATAATTATCTCATAGATATCCTCATTATCAGGTTTATACCCTATTACTCCTTCCTGTTTCTCAGGATCCCTGAAGATATAATGCCCGTGTGCCAGAGCTCTCTCCTTTATAGCCTTATTGATACCTGTAGGATTCCTCTGGTCAGTAATATATTCTACTGTCTCCTCCCATTTTTCACATATATGCCTGAACTCATCGGATTCCATTACCTTCATAGCCTCATCCGGGAATCTCACTCCTTTTCCCACACTCTTGGCCTGTCTGGGAGAATACCTCATAGATCCTCCTGATATTCTGTACAGGGCATGGCACATAAATTCCAGCATCTTATACGAAGGGCTCATCTCCAGGGTGAAATACATACAATGTATCTCAGGCCCGTTGTTTTCTATCATATCGAAGAAAGGCTCATACAGGAAGGTATAATCAGTCCACTTTGATTTGGCTGATTTCTGGTTCCCCGTAATACCATAATACTTACCCTTCTCCTGGCCCGGGAAACATCCCCTGAATCTTTCATAAGGGAAAACTATACAGTTGGGATCTTCCCCTTGCAGGGATTCCCTGTTCTTTCGTATAGTCCCCATTACTGTTTCGTACAGGCTCATTTCTTTCCCAGGGTTATGAATATGGTAAAACACAGAAAATCTATCCCCAGTGATACCAGTCTTTTATGAGGGAGGAGTCTCTTATCCCAGCAGATTCCTACTCCCAGCCCGATGTTTTTATGGGCCATAAAATCAAATTCAAGTCTCATCTCAGTCTGTCTAAATGTGTTACTATTCTTTCATCTTTGTTCTCAATAAAGTTCAATAAATCCGAAGAAGGTTCAGATACTCCCCCTCCGAAGGATTTTTCCCTGAATATGAAGTACTTGAGAAGTTTCATCATATCATAGTTTCCTTCAAAGGATTTTACATATCTTTCCGTTGCTTCTTCTATCTCCTCATCACTGAATTCCCCGTATAATGAGAAGAATGTTTTAAGTCTTCTTTCTATCTGCTTTATTGATTCTGTCCAGTAATATCTTTTGCCGGATACTTCCTTGCATCCTCTGGGATATATTTCCTTGAGTCTTTTACAGAGAGGACCCAGATCCCTTTTCTTTATAGTCTCGCTTTCCAGCAATATATCATGGACAATATTACAGGCTTTATCCGGAAGAAACCATTCATCATCACCATCTCTTTTAAGGCTCAGCAGGCCTTTTTTTACCAGCTCATCCTTCAGTTTCATAAACTGCGGAACAGTGTCAAAGGTAATAAGAATAAGGGCCTCTTCCAAGGTAAGCCCGTACATTTCACATGCTTTTTTCTTTAGTCTGATTTCTACTGTATTCATCATATTATCAATGTTTTAGCAGGTATTTTTATCTCATCGAGGGCTTTACGGAGATATTCTTCATCCTTTGTATTTTCAACATACAGAATATATACTTTAGGATCCTTTCCCCTCAGGCTCCTCCCTACTTTTTGCAGAAATCCCCTTATCTCTCCGTCCAGCTGTACTATAATACATACTTCTATGTCTGTCAGGTTCAGTCCTTCCTGAGCCATACCCACAGAATACAGGCAATTGGATTCCCTGTTATTGAACCTGTTTATGCTGTCCTGGGAATTATTCTTTTTTGAGTGTATGTCATTCCCGTGTCCCAGTGCTGTAGCCTGTTCAATACTTGAACAGAAGCATATGTACCTTCTGTTATCCAGGTTTTCCCTCTTTATAAGCTCCCTGACAGCATCCGTCTTTATACTTCCCAGGAATCTTTTCCTTTCGGATCCTGCCTTCATCCACCTTATTCTTTGGTATTCCTGTCCCCCGTGTATATACATTCTTTTCAGCATCTCCACCTGTCTGTCCAGTCTTTCGTAGATCTGCTGTTCAGAGCATCTGACCTGTTTTTTCTCCTTTCCTTTTCCTGACGGCAGGTAAACTGTATTTACAGGTTCACGCCCCAGGGCCAGGGGGGTGAGGATTATTTCAGGGAAGGGGACAAGGTTCCATTTTATAGCATCTTCAAGGGTTACAACAGATTTTATTATCCTCGGAAACCTGTATTTTATACTGTTGAATATACTGTCTTTCAGGGTGGCTGTAAGACCCAGTACCCTGTAGGCATCTATATCCCACAGACAATCCATCCTCTTTTCAGATCCTATGTGATGCATTTCATCCATGATAAGGAGGTCATATTCACCCTTACATTTGTGGATGGATTGGTAGCATTCCATCTTTATATCCATAAGCAGGGTTCCGGAGAGCCATTTGTCCATTTCCTCCTTCCAGTTCTGCCTGTGGGCAGTCTCAGCAATAAGGATAAGGACTTTCAGGGGGATATCTATCCCGTCAGCCTTCTTCTCCCTTGCCAGCTCCTCCATAATGAGCAGGGAAGCCTTTGTCTTCCCTGTTCCTGTGGCCCATTCCAGTATGAGGAACGGGTTATCCCTGGCAGTCTCCACTGCCATCTTCTGTAATTGTTCCTTTGTTGTTTTCATTTTTCTGACAGTGCTGTTTTTCCGATTTGTGTATTAACTCTGAGGCTATCTCTTTTACTTTGTCTGTTATATCCCTGTCATATACAGCCTTGCCCGGATCTATGGTCTTATGCATGTCGTACTGTACTTTAACTATTGCTCCCCAAAGATTATCTACACCTACCAGATAGCCAGTATCTTCAGCGATTTCTATAGCCAGTTCCTCCAGTTTATTAAGAATACAGTACTTCTCGTATGTTTCTTTGTTCAGTATAAAGAAAGGACAGTCTTTATTACCAGCCTCCATTAACTCATATAGTCCCCGGCCATTTTCTGAACACAGCAGTACAGGGATATACTGTATGAGGTTGTTATATACTTCCACGGCTTCCTTTAACCTGTCTTTTACACACAGAAGATTTTCCTTAGTAATATCTATGTAGCTGAATTCTCCTCCCTCCAGATCTTCAGGAGTTATTTTTATAATGCAGTATTTCATAATGTATTGAAAAATAGTTTTATACTTCCCCATATTTTAAGATATACAGGAGCATTTGGGGATATGGGGGTTATCTTCCTGTATCTCATACTTACCAGATAGTGTTTCCTTATATAGGCTACTTTTTTGAATCCCCTCCTGTTGTATATATCTATCCAGTATGTTGAATTGCCTACAGGCATCAGTACCTTATGTTTTACCAGCAAAGTAGCAGTCTCACCGACATATCCCAGATCCTTTATAAGTTCCAGTAATTCCTTGTAAGTAATCTGTTGCAGTCCGTAAGCTTTAAATACTTCCTGTATTTTCCTGTATCCTATACCGGATTTAGGGAACCGGCTTTTCCTTGTTTTTTTTTCTTTATTCATTGTTTCTCTGTTTTTTTTTAATCTATTCTGATAATTCATCCTCTCCAGGCCCTGATCTTCTGACAAGTTTTTCCTTGTATATGTCTGTTAGTTCACATAATACCTTCATTCTTGTGTCTGTATCATATTTATCCCACCAGTAACCATCATATGATATACCGGACGGAGCAAATCTGTCCTTATTGAATTCAGGGAAGTAATAACTCAATAATGCGGGAACATTCGGTAGTAATGGTTTTATTCCCATGTGATAGTAGAACTTCGGTCGGCACTGGAGTGCTTCTGTCAGAACTATGCACAACCCGTAATATGGTCCTGATTTCAGAATAGTTTTGGCGTCTCCTAAGACATCTATCTTTTCGGCTACAGTCATAGGGCAGGCAGGAGAGATAAAACCATATGGGTATTCGAAACTGTTTGTGTGAATGAGCAGACGGCTGAAATTATTGGAGTCCTCCTTCCACAAGTCTTTTAATGCAGAACCTCCGGGTAATAAATCATCCAGATCATATGCATAAGAATGTGTAACATCATAGCCCAGCATATCAGAATACTCTTTTCTGTAGCTGAGCTCGAAATCCTCCCATGATCCGTCTGTAATACAGCGGGCGAGAATTTCTGTTATTTCTGATCTGTTAGCAGACTTAGTGAGAAATTTTACACAGTTTCTTGAGAAAACACTGATATCTTCAGGACTTGTCACTTCATTCATTAAAAGATTCCTGAAATTAACCAGCCTGATTCCCTCTATAAGCTGGGTACCCTCACCGCATCCATCCAGGTATAATTCAACTGCTTTGTTAAAATCCGCTCTTCTCAGGGATTTCATAATTATGTTGTGAATAGCCCTGATTGTGTATAATATAGGTGACATTTCTTTAAGTATTAATTTTAATTATTTTTTACTATGTACTTTCTGTTCATATATGGATATCAGTATATTGAAAGCTTCTATTCTTCTTTTACGGTCATATTCAAGCCACCAGTACTCATTTGGTCCCTTATATCCAAGACCGAATGTACCGGGGTTAAATTCCGGTTGAGAAGACTAATAAGGTTTCTGGTAAACAAACCGTATATTCCCCTGTTGTTAGGAAGGTCCATAAGATCATACATGTCCGGAACCCGACCAGGATTATTGTTATATTCATCCAATAACCAGGTCATTAAGGGCCGCATTCTGTCCATTATGTTCATAATAAAATGTTTTAGTATTTGTCTTGTGTATATAGTTTTATCAGTTTGTCGAAGGCAGCCAGTCTGGCCTTCCGGTTATTCAGATCCCACCAGTAATCGCATGGAGGCACATAACTGCCTTTAACATACATACTGTTGAATTCATGGATATAGTCAGTTATTACTATGGGATCACTGTCATTATTGAATCCCTGACCGTAATGAAATAAAGGACAACATAGCAAAGCCAAACGCATACTCTCACACATCCCATTGGAATATTCTTCTGAATACAGTAATCTGGCATCTCTCAGTATGTCTGCCCTGTTCATAAATCCGGGTATCCGTACAGACATCATATCATGTGACCTGCGTAAACATTGTAATATGTAATATGCCCGGTCTTTATTCTTAAGGCTGATAAAGCTAGCTTCACCAATACATAAAGGGATAGTATGGAATAAAGACTGATTAAAATCCTTTGGCAATCTTATACCTGTGTAGATCTGATATGAATTTATTATACTGTCACACATTTTTTCATAGGTACTGTGAAAATCAGTGTTTAACAGGATGGATACAATGTCATAATAGTTGATAACATGATAGATGTAATTTATAATACACCTCATCCATTGTACGGCAGACAGACTATCATCCGATTTATTGAGATGAGGGATGAAATTCCTGTACCATAAGTTCTGATAAGGAGTATTATGACTGCTGACCATCTTTGATAACAGCTCATTCCCTGTCATACAGGTGCCGGGATCATCAATGTGAAGGTCATAAAGAAAGTTATACATATCTGTGATGTAATCCTTAATATTTTTGTCCATAGTAAAATAGTTGAAATTAATGTTCAGGATCTTGATAAGGAATAACAGCCCGGAAAATGCAACCCCGAAATTAAAGAATTTTATATAGTATATAAGGAGAATTTTTAGCAAAGTAATGTACTCTGAAACCCTAAGAATGATAAGGTTTGGGGAAGATAAAGAAGGAAAAAGACAGGGTAAAAACATGTACTTATATCATAATAGAATGTAGTAAAGGTATGAAAAATAGTAATAGGTAAAAAGGAAGGGAAGGGGGAGGGGCTGATAATCAGGCACTTAGCCCACTTTTCCCTTTCATAATAACAGCTTCTCGGTTGTTTGCCTCTTACATATTTTCAGCCACTTCTTTAATTATTAGTACATAAGAACCTCCCATTTGCCACTCTGAGACTTCATAAGAACAGGTGTTTTATATCCTCAGTATTTCCTTCTCATTCTTTTAGTACTTGAGTACTTAAATAAACGAGTAAAAAAAAGGCAGTGGGCTAATGCCTACTGCCTTGATACTGTGTGATTTGGTGTTTTTTTTTAGTCTACCGTTAAGGTCAGAATAGGAGAATTTCCTTCACCCTGATCGTATAGGGTGTAAACTTCTTCTCCATTCACATCAAACAAACCTATCATAGGTCTTGCCGGGGCCTTCCCGGTCTCAATAATATGCTGTTGCACTTTATTTGCAATAGCTCCTGTTACATTCCCATCCTCAGTTCTAAAGGACAGGAATAAATTAGGCCGGCCTGTAATCTCATTAATCTTCTGAGGGTTCGGAACTACATCCAATCCACCCTTCACCTCGAACTCCTCCAGGAACTCCTCCACAGTCCATGATTTTTTACATACCTCATTAAAGGTCCGTCCGTCACGTACATTCACATTGCTTTTACTGCCTTTTGATTTTCTTACTAAAGTTGCCATAATTTGATAGTTTTAAATTGTTGAACATCAGCACAATGAACTCCGGGAATTCCATACCCCCAGTACTACCCACCATACCATAGGAGGGGGAGGGTTAGGGTGGTTATCTCCCTCCCCTACAAATAAAAATTAAAAAAAAATTAGCTCCCCCTCCCACAAATAAAAAAAATAATTTTTTTTATCTCCTCCCCCAATAAAAAAAATAATAAAAAAAATTTCTGTTCTCTACAGCTTTCAGCTTCTCAGGTCATCATAGTTTTGACTTGTAGTATGGTAAGGTTGTGAAGAAAAGTTTGTATATATAACAGTAAGGCAAGTCTAAGGTAGTGAAGTATTTTTGGTATATTATAATATTCGGGCAGGCTGATTTGGTTTACCTGTATATAAAGGAAAGGTCCCGTCTGGAATGAGATCAGGCGGGACTGGGGGAAAATGTGTGATTTTTGAAGTGTCCTGTGGTTATTGTGGCAGGTCCTCAGGACATGTGGTGTATTTATGAGTACTGCAAATATAGGTATTTTATTTCAATCTGCAAATACTTTGATGTAAGGGGGCCGGGAGATGGGATAATTATGAGACAGATCCCACAACAAACCATCTGAGTGTATTTGCTGCGGAGCCGTATTTATAGAGGGTCAGTGTACTGGTAGATATTGCTCTTACATATGCTACATATGCTCCTTCATTGACAGGGTGTTGCACGCATACTACGGCATTATATACTCTGGCTAGTGTTTTTGGCAGTGTAACTGCTACCTGTTGTGATCCTGATGACACTGATACGGATCCCCATTCTAAGCATATACCATTCGGTAGTACTGTATATCCGGTTCCTGTAGCTGATTGCTGAAACTGGTTTTGTACCAGTTTAGGTACGTCACTTGATGTAATAAATTCTGCCATAGTTACATATTGTTTATCAGGGGTCTAAAATAAAAAAAAACCTCGCATTTCAAAGTTTCTCTATTAATTATTCCACCTCCTGGCCCACCGAGCGAAGCGAGGTTATAGAAACAGGGAAGGCAGGTTTATATCAGAGAGTTATTACTGTTGGTTATACCAGGATGAAATATAGTTATATACTGAATAATTCCGGAATTTTATCAGGAAAGTTCTGTTAGGATAGAAAAGATAAGAAGGAACAGCTATTAAAATATAATGTAAGAATGTGATTGTTAAGAGGTTAGCTATATAAAGTTTTTAGGTATATCATATAGCTTGCTGGGTATATCCTAATGAAATCTTGGTATATCCTAAAAGAGTCTAGGATTTTACCAGGAGATTCTAATTTTCTTAGATAAAGTCTATGATTTCACTAGGAAATATACTTATCAATTTTTGCGTATGTAAAGGATCAGGAGATAATTACATTTTTGTAGCTATTAGATACATCGTGTAATTATTGGCTACAAAAATGTATCTACAGTTCATATATAAATTAGGATTCTCAGATAGATAAAATGGGATATTAATAATTAGATAAGAATAAGGAAAATGAGAATGTATGTCTTTGTATATCAAGCTGTTATATTAAAATATAACTCACTATATAGTGTTTTCAACTCACTATATAGTGAGGAAGGCTTCTCATATAATGGTATAGACTCACTTTTTTATTAAGAATATAGAATTTTTTTTCTTAATATTTTTGTTAGGATTACTTTTAAAACATATCTTTGTGCTTAGTATAACTAACAAATACAGTGAGAATGGAGAAAAGAAAACAACTTGGAAGAAGGATAACAAGAGAAGTCATAGATAATAATACTGGTGAAGTACTTGTATCGGAAGATCTTGTAGTCAAGGTAGGGGATATAGATAAGTTTATAATGTTTTTTCTGACTAATAATGATTATTTCTATCACCTTACTGGTACTCAGATTAAGGTACTTTCTGTGTTATGGAAGGAATCTACTTATAAGCAGGGGGATGAAGGGAATATAATTCATAATAATAAAAATTTAAAGAATGCTATAAAAAGTAAGATGCCCTCTATAACAGATGGTATGATAGATAATGTATTCAGTACTCTCAGTAGGCAAAATGTGTTGATAAAAACATGCAAGGGCGAGTATATGCTGAATCCTGAATACTTTTTCAAGGGGAGGTTAAGTGATAGATCCAAATGCATTAAAAGGGTTGTGGAATTTGTTATTAAGCCGGAATCCATGAAATCTGTATCTGATGAAGAGTATTTAAATCAGAATAGTGGTTTATGATATATAATGGATGTAAGTAGTATGAGGTTTTCTAAGTAATTAAAGTTTAAATATGAAGGAAAGAGTAAATACAAAAGATGCAAGGGAGAAGCTTCTTGAAGGAGTAAGTATATTGTCTGAGGCAGTATCGCTGACCCTTGGTCCGTCAGGGAATACTGTGGTCATTACTGATGGGGACGGATCTCCTCATGTTACCAAGGATGGGGCTACTGTAGCACAGGCAGTGAGTGACCCTGATCCTGAGGTTAACTGTGGTATTGAGCTGGTAAGGCAGGCAGCCGTGAAGACAGCCAAGGAGGCAGGGGATGGTACTACCACCTCTACTGTACTGGCCAATGCTTTTATACATAATCTGAAGAATTATGATCCTGTAGAAGCTTGTAAGGCACTTGACTTCGTCACTTCGATGGTATCTGAGCTTATTTCACAGAAATCTGTAAAGATTGTAAGGAATATGGATATGGTGGAAGGAGTGGCTACCATATCTGCAAACAATGATGGTACTATAGGCAGATATATCCGTGAAGCTTATGAGAAGACAGGGATGGGGGTGAATATTATGCTTCTTGAAGGATTTGATGACAAGACTGTAGTATCTACCACAAAGGGGATAAAATTTGATAAGGGATATGAGTCTATAAGGTTTGTCAATAATCAGGATAAGGGAGCCTTTGAGATATCAGACTGTGATGTGGTATTATTTGAGAATCCCCTGTGTGTATCCCAGGATATATTACAGGAGTACAGGCTTGATAAAGCTGTTCCTGTGCTCATCATAGGTCCTTCATTCTCAAGTGAGGTAATCAACTTCGGTATTTCTGCAAGAAGGTCAGGATATTCCGTATGTATGGTTCAGGCAGAGGGATGGGGGGATTCCCAGAGGGAGCATATCAGGGATATAGCAGCCCTTATATGTCCTGTATACAGTGAAGATATCAGCTATTACGGAAGGGTTGATAAGGTAATTGTCGATTCTATGTCCACTACCATCATAGGAGGCAAAGGCCATCCTTCTTCTTATATTGCCAGCCTCCGGGCCCGGGCCGGAAACAGTGATGTGGAGGACCATAAGAACAGTCTTCTGGAAAGGGCATCTATACTGGAGAATGGTACTTGTTCCATCACTGTGGGAGCTAAGACTGAAGCAGAGCTGAAAGAGAAAATGGACAGGTATGATGATGCTGTGAGGGCTGTAAAATCAGCTGTAGAGGAAGGAGTATTGCCTGGAGGAGGAATTGCCCTGAGCAGAATTTCCGATGAGATTATGGGAAAAACGGAGACAGCAGGGGCCAGGAGGGATGCATTATTATGCTTGCATTCTGTAAGGGACAAGCTGTGTGAAATGTGTGGCATATCATGGTCATATGATGTAAATCAGGATTTCTTCACAGGATATGATTTCAGGAGAGGAAAAGAGGTGAACTGTCTGGAGGAAGGTATTCTGGATCCTGCAAAGGTAGAGAGGGTAGCTGTAGAGAATGCTGCCTCAGTAGCCAAGACTATTTTATCGACTAAATGTATAATCAATACCAGGGAGGACAGGTTATGAAAAGGATAGTGAAAGTATTATTATGGATATGGCAGCTTCCCCAGAATGTACTCGGGATCCTGTTCATGCTCATTTTCTACAGGCCGTGGCACAGGCACTCTATAGCCTGTGTTGTGAAGGGTACTGCTGTAATCATACATTTTTCCTGGTCTGAAAAGATGAAAGGAGGAGTAACTCTCGGTGAATATATATTTGTATATGGAAAAGACTTATATCATATAGGATCAGGATATACGGATATGGTAATAAAGCATGAATACGGCCATGTAAGGCAGTCCAGGATGCTTGGTCCCTTATATCTGATTGTCATAGGTATTCCGTCATTACTGCATGCAGCAGTACATGACAGTCTGTGCAGGAATAAGGATTACAAGCATTTTTACACAGAAAAGTATGCTGATAAGCTTGCCGGATTGAAATAATCATTATATTTGCTGTGGATTTGTCATTTTCTATAAAAATCCATCATCTTGATTTATTTAAAAATATGTGAGTGAGCCACAGTCTTATGACTGTGGTTTCATTTTTCCTCATATACTGTTATCCCGGTATAAATATTTTATTTATATTTGCATGTAGTAAATTGAATTAGTGATTAGTGGAGGGCCCTTAAGGGCTCTTTGGCCTGGTAACTCAATGCATAGAGTGACTCCGTCCTAAGGAGTAAGTTGCGGGTTGGAGTCCCGCCCGGGCCACTGGTAAAAGTAAGATATATGAAAGAGATGACTAAGGAAAAATGGATTATGTTTGTGGTTATAGTATCTGTACTTGCTATTATAGCCGGATTTGCAAAGTTATGTCCTTTCTGGGTTACCTTATCTGTGATCCTGTCCATGATCATAGGCTTTAATGCAGGATGGGTTTTCAGGAAATGGTATAGTGAAAATGTACACAATAATAAATAGATACAGTTATGGAAATTATAGGAGACTTCGAACTGCCCGGAGATATAGAGAAATCCACCATCTCCCGGCCCTATGACATCAAAACATACCTCAACAGAATTGAAGGATACAAAACAAAGATCAAAAACCTCCACTGGTCTGTAAAGCTTCTCCCCTATATTGAGAAGAATGAGCTGCATGAACATCTGGATGAACTTCTGGACCTGGTTTCTGACTATGAGGATGTGGTAGCAGAAAATTATATGGGAACTTTCGGGGTTCTTCCTCTTGGATTCCTTTCAGGTGTGCAGCCTGAAACAAATGATCCTCTTGAACTTATTGATAAGATCAGGACAGATCTTGAAGGATTTCATTCTGCTTATTCTTCTGATCTGAAATACATAGGTATTATCAATGCTACTGAGGATCTGTTACAGGAACTTCCGGTTAAAAAATACCTGATAGACCAATGCAAGTAGGATATTTGGAGGATACACGGTATATAATAGAATATGAAGTAGCTTCAAAGTCAAGGTACTACGGGGTGAAGTTGTCATATAAGGAGTCGTGCACTGAACCTGTATCCTGTGAAGATCCTGTTCTGTATACATGGACAATATACGCCAGTGTTCCGTATGACAGCACACAGAAAGTACCGGATTACAGGAAGCTCATGCCTGGTGATGTAAAGATAGAGGGAGATGTTGCAGTATGTGAACTTATACAGGTTACCACTGCCTGTGAGGGAACTGACACAGTATCTGCTTCTGACGGGACATACAGGTCCATACATCTTAATCTGAGAAAGGGTATAGACATGTACCTTGTAAACAGGCTGAAAAACTATGCGGGAATAAAGTACTAGCCTTCATGATGTATAAATCTGACAGGAGCATAAAGATTTCTTTATGCTCTTGTTGTATATATTATTTATATGGTATATATTTGTGTTGTTAATCTATAGTATATGGATAAGAATATTTTATACAGGATAGTTGCTTTCGATACTCTGAGAGGCTTGGAAGATTATCTTAACGCCAACAGTATTGACAGGGAATCTATTGTTTCGATACTCCCTAATGGGGGGCAGTATATTCTTATATGGCTGAGGAATATATAAACTGTGGTTCTGATGGATACTGAAAATGAAGATAAGGTATATTATTGTGCCGGATGCCTGTCACTGGCTGTTGTGCAGTTTCAGGATCAGGATTATTGCCGTGACTGCGGAAGTGATGATATAAGGGTAGCCGGGATAGAAGAATGGGAAAAGTTATACAAAGATAAGTATCATAAATGTTTTATAAACCATAAAGAGAAATGAAGGAAGAAGAAGTTAAAAAAGGTACTCCTGCACTTGGAGTAAGTAAGAAAATGTCATATGAGCAGATGGCTCAGCAGCTTAATACTGCACAGACTATCCTGGATCAGCAGGCCGGGCAGTTCCGTGAGTTGCAGAACAGATACAATATGGCAGTACGCCGTATTCAGGAACTTGAATACGGGAATGTAGCACTGCGTATCAAAACATGTTTTGATGTACTGGATCATGAATCTCATTTCAGTGTTGACTTTGTAAATGAGTGTGTGAAAGAAATCGAGGAAATTATGACCCCCAAGGCCCCGGAGGTGGAAGAAGAGGATAAGGAAAATCCGGATGCCGGGGAATAAGAATATTCTCAGTATCCCTGTCAGGCCCCAGGATTTTTTCAGATCCTGGGTTGCTTTGACAAGGCCTGTACACAAGCTCACAGATACTGAATCGGAGGTATTTGCCTGTTTCCTTAAACACAGGCATGAGCTTAGTAAATCAATCAGTGACCCTGACTTGCTGGATAAAGTACTTATGAGTGAGGATGTCAAGAAGAAAATCAGGGAGGAGTGCAATATCAAGGGCCCGCATTTTCAGATGGTCATGGTTAGAATAAGGAAGAAAAAAGTACTGGTAGGAGGGAAGTTTATAAGACTTCTGATTCCCAATCTTACCGATGAATCACAGCCTTTCGGGCTGACATTTGTTCTTGATATACAAAATGCTGGATAAATATATAAAAGAAGCATCGGAGAAATTCGGAGTTCCTGAAAAGGTAGTGAAGGCTGTATGTGATTCTGCTTGCAGGCTGGTTAAAAGGACTATGAGGGGAGTGCATGCAAACCGTGTTCTTAGTGAGGAAGAATTCAGGGCACTCAAGCCATGTGTTAATTTCAGCGGTCTTGGAAAATTATATATACCCTATACCAAGTATTCAAATATTAAATCACGCCGATTAGAAAAAGTAAAAAGATATCATGAAAGTATTAAAGAAAGTAACACCGAGATACACGAAGGTCCTGACCACAGCGAACATTGAAATCCAGAAAGCCTATTTCGCTGGTACGAATGTGGAGGATCCGGGTAAGACAATTACAGGTTATTCTTCTATTCAGAAAGTAGTAGCCTTAGGTCCGTCATGTACAGGATTGAAAGTAGGGGATCATGTGCTGATAGATTTTTCAAGATATGCCAGACCTGTACAGTCCCAGTCACTCCGTAATCATGTGAAGGGGGAAGAATATTCTGTACAGATGTCTTTCAATATTCCGGTAATCATTCTTGATGGTGAGGAATACCTTGACCTTCAGGACAATGACATCGTATATATTGTTGATGACTTTGAGGAAGTATCAGAATGTAAATGTGATGCATAATGGAACTTGTCAGGTTTGAAAATTACGGTATTACTATATCTCCGGAGGCCTTGCTGATAAGGCCTCTTGCTGTATTATGGAAAAGGGATAAAAGTGTAGGAAAAGCAAAAGCCCTGCAAGAGATAGGGTATATTTATTTTATGTATGATCCTGCCTCGAACTACAGGATGGGAATACCTGATGAAGATGACAGGAAGGAAGAGATTCTCAGGGATTTAGGCCTCCCCCGGACCTGGAAGCCTGATAATGATGTACAGAAGGCTGTAGATTACTATATCAATATGCCTCATATGAATACAGAGGAAATAAATACACTGGATTCGTTTATGTCCCTTCTGATTAAGATCAGGGACCAGTGTAAGAATATAGACTATACAGCATCGGATGATCCTATAAAGGCTATGAAGGATAGTATAGGTCTTATTAAACAGGTTCCGGAAGTAGTGGAATCCCTGTCAAAAACTAAAAAGTTAATACTGGCCTCTATAGAGGAAGAGGGCCGGAAGAGAGGTAAAACAATGAAAAAGATAGGAGAAGATGGGTTCGGTAATTTCGTATGATGATCTCAGAAGGATGTCATTCGGGGTCAACAGGTATCTTGATTCTATACGTGACAAAGCAGGGAGCCATGAGGAGAGCAGGATTTTCCTTGGATTTTCTTCATCTGTTAAAAAGGTGGGAGGGATCTCGCTTGGCAGGGAATATGTTATTTCTGTAATGTATAAGGGCCGGGAGGTGAGTAATGTTATTACCAGGGATATGGATAGTGCTCCGGAACTGCTGGTGGAAAAGTTTATAGAACTCACACATGATGAGGATTTTATAAAGGAGGCTGTGTATGGGAATAGTGATGAATAAATATCAGACCCCTCTTTCTGATGATTTTATAATGTCCCTGAATGAAGAGGTAAGGGACTGGCTGCTGGAAAGCCTTAATATTCAGTTTATAAAGAATCTGGTATCACCGGACAGGGAATTTGCTAAGGACAGGCCGAGGGACCAGAATGGAAGGATTATTGTAGATCTGTGTAATCCGCATATCCTGACTGATATGGATTATTTTCAGCCTACAGCAAATTATTACAGGGAACATGGTGTGCTGACAGGATTAAGGCCTAATTCGAACAGGAACTCAGAATACGGTAAATGGCTTGCTGAAGAGGTTAACAGATGCTGGTATGGATATGTAAGGCCTAAGGATGGAGAGTGGGTTTCCGGTGATATGTATTTCTATCTCAACTATTCTCCTATCATACAGAATATAATGGATGAGGAGACAGGAGTGTTTGACCGTATAATGGATTTCCCGAAGATGTGGGAGCTGATATATCTGAGGTCCCACTATCATTATCAGGCAAGATTCGGCGGGATATACAATGATTTTAAGAAAGGACAGCATGCCTTTGAGATAGCCAAGCGTGGTGCTTCAAAAAGTTATTATATGGCATCTATACTTGCCAAGCTTATTATGCTTGGTGAGAACAGGAAGGCCTATAAGAATACCAGAGGGGTTATATATGCCACTGACAAGGAAAAACTGGTGAAGGACGGGACATTGAATAAATTTCTTGATATACTTGATTTCTGCGCTGAAAATACACAGTTTCCGACACAAAGGGTAGTAGATTCCCTTGATAAAATGACGTGGGAGATGGGATATAAGGACCTTGATACTATGTCGAATAAAGGTACTGGTAACACAACCCTTGGTGTTGTAGTGGGGGATAAGTCGGGTAAAGGGCGTGGTAAGAGGGCTAACAGGCAGATATATGAAGAGATAGGTGAATTCCCGAATCTTCTTGATGTATATACTACCAACAGAAGGTCAGTAGAGGAAGGAGGTCACTCATTCGGCCAAAGTATTGGAGTAGGTACGGGCGGGTCTAAAGAGGCTGATTTTTCCGGATGTATGGAGATCATTTTCAATCCTGCCGGGTACAATATATATGGTCTGCCTAATGTATTCGACAAGTCCGGAGGCTCTAAGAAATGTATCCTGTTTATGGGGGCCTATATGAACAGGGCAGGATGTTACAATAAGGACGGGGTGTCAGATGTTTCTAAAGCCCTCCTTGAGATCCTTGAGGAAAGGAGAGTCATAAAATACAACTCCTCCAGGTCCTCTACCCTTGACCAGGCTATTGCAGAAGACCCTATTACCATACAGGAGGCTATCCTTAAGAAAACTACCTCAGGATATCCTGTAGCTGCCCTTGCTGAGCAGTTACAGAAAATAGATACTACAGCAGGATATCTGGATAGCATATATGTAGGAGATCTTGTACAGGATGAGACAGGACAGCCAAAACTGGTTACAGGTCCGGAATATGTCCCTCTGAGAACCTTTCCTCATAAGGATAACAGACAACCTGGAGCTATAGAATTCCATGCTTTCCCTGTAAAAGGAGCTGATGGTAAAGTAATGAGTAACAGATATATAGCCGGAGGAGATACTTTTGACGATGATTCATCAGATACTTTATCATTAGGTAGTATTTATGTACTTGACCTGTTTACTGATGAGATAGTATGTGAGTATACAGGAAGGGAGGATTTTGCAGACCAGTTCTATGAGAAGTGCAGGCTGATATGCTTATATTACAATGCCAGACTGAACTACGAGAACAATAAGAAGGGATTATATACATACTTTTCCAAGATGCATTGTATCTATTTGCTTACAGAAGTTCTTGATTATCTTAAAAGTAAAGAGCCTGCAAAGGATCTTCACGGTAATAAGAGCCGTGGTACACAATCTACTGAACCAGTAAAATCTTACGGCCGTGACAGGATAAAGACATGGTTGTGTGCTCCTGTCCCCAGCCCTGATTCCACAGATGAAAACCCCATCTCCAGGCCCCGGCTGTATACCCTGAGATCAAGAGCCCTTATACAGGAACTTATCCAATGGGATCCCAATGGCAACTATGACAGGCATGATGCATTGCTTATGCTTATGCTGCTGAGGGAGGAGATGCTGAGACTTTCAAAGGGGGATGTAAAAGGAAGATTCAGGGAAAAAGATCCTCTGGACAGGTCAGGGGATAAATTTTTCTCCAGATATGATAAGATAGTGGAAGCCAGAAAGAAGCATCAGAAACATATATTGTGATTACTGATAATAATATATTATCTATAGGAACAACAACAATATTTGTGTCGTTGGTATTTAATGTTTAATGTTTTAGATTTGTAGGTATAACAAGTATACTATGTATCAACTTAAGAATTTGCCGCCACAGAAGCTCCCTTATACAAAGAAGACAAAGGAGTGGAGGAAGAAACATTTGGATTGGGCTGACAGGAAGTCATTTTTCAATGACAATTTTGTCCGCAAGTCCGTGATACATAAAATGATCAATTACGATCTTCTGAGAGGTAACCTGCATATGGGAGACCTTCAGATGATTATAAATCCTGATAATGTAGAGGCTGCCTATATACCTGAAAAGATACAGCATTATCCTATCATGAATTCAAAGCTTGAGGTATTAAGAGGGGAGGAATATAAGAGAAGATTTGATTTCAGGGTAGTGGTTACAGATCCTAACTCTATCAGTTTCAGGGAAGATCAGAAGAAAGAAGAGCTTTTCAGTGTCCTTCAGAGCATAATAGCCGATACCTCTGACAATGAGCAGCAGTTCAATGAAAGGGTCCAGGAGGCCAGTGATTATTATATGCATGAGTGGCAGGACCTCAGGGAAATAAGAGCCAATGCATTACTCAGGCATTATTATAAGGAGCTGGAATGTAGGGATAAATTCAATGACGGGATCATGGATGCCATGGCTGTCGGAGAAGAAATATATCAGTGTGAGATAGTATCAGGCGAGCCTGTGATAAACAGGCTTAATCCTTTAAAGGTAAGGATATTCAGGAATGGATATTCAAACAGGGTAGAGGATGCTGATATGATAGTACTGGAAGACTTCTGGTCTCCGGGACGTATAATTGATTATTTTTATGATTCGCTGACAGAGGAAGATATAAACTATATAGAGAAAATCCCGTTCTCACCTGTTGAAGGAGACGATGATATACAGGGGATAGATGAAAGGGCAGGATTTATGTTCCTTCCTGATGAAGGAGGAGAAGCCTTCGGACAGGGAATAGTGCCTGACTCATCGGTATTCTTCGGGGAAATACCTGGTAGAAGTTCCATGTATTATGATCTGGCAGGTAATATAAGAGTACTCAGGGTATACTGGAAATCCAGAAGAAAGGTGAAAATGGTGACATCATTCGATGAGAATGGTGATAAGGTGATTACCTTCCAGAATGAAGATTATGTCATTTCGGAAGAACTGGGGGAGACAGAGAAGATCTTTTGGATAAACCAGGCTTGGGGAGGTACCAAGATAGGGAAAAATATATATGTGAATATGGGCCCTCTTCCTGTACAGTTTTTCCGTATGTCAAACCCTTCAAGATGTCATTTCGGAATCATAGGGACTCTGTATAACCTGAATGATCATTCCCCGTTCTCTATGGTGGATATTATGAAGCCGTTCAACTACTTGTATGATGCAGTATATGACAGACTTGTAAAAGCTATATCATCATACTGGGGTACATTGTACGATCTTGATATGGCCCAGGTCCCGGAGGACTGGGATATAGATAAATGGCTGTATTTTGCCAAAGTATCCCATATAGCTGTAAAGAACAGCTTCAATGAAGGCTCGAAGGGGGCTGCTACAGGTAAGATTGCTGGTAACTACGCCAATAACAGCAGGGGTATGATGTCTGCCGGGGATGGTAATTATATACAGCAACTGATCAATATACTGGAATATATCCCTGTCAAGATGTCTGAACTGATAGGTATATCAAGACAGAGGGAAGGACAGATTGATAACAGGGAAACCGTAGGAGGAGTTGAAAGGTCTACCTTACAGTCGTCACATATTACAGAATGGCTGTTTATAAAGCATAACAGCCTGAAAAGGAGAGTACTGGAATGCCTTCTTGAACTGGCAAAAGCATGTGCCAGAGGGAGGACACTGAAATTCCCTTATCTGTTATCAGATAATTCACTGGCCATGTGTGAAATAGACGGGGATGAATTTGCTGAATCAGATTACGGACTGGTAGTGGATACTGACTCGGAAGTACTGGCTCAGAAGCTTGATGCTTTGGCTACCAATGCTTTACAGCATAACAGGCTTGATTTTTCAACTATCATGAAAATATACACCTCACAGTCATTGGCTGATACCCAGAGGATGATAGAAAGGAATGAGAAGGAGGTAAGAGACAGGGAGATGCAGGCACAGAGGGAGGCTAATGAGGTAAGGATGTCAGAGATAGAGAATGAATCAAGGATGCGTGAGGCAGAACTTGCCCAGAAGCAGGAAGCCAACATACGTGACAATGAGACCAAGATACTTATTGCTGGAATGTCTTCCAATGAACAGGCCTCTCCTGGCCCCGGATCTGATGAATTGCTGGAGAAAATAAGGCAGTTCAATGAAAAGATGAAGCTGGACAGAGAGAAACTGGCTCTTGACAAGACTAAGCATGATGATGATATAGCATTGAGAAAGAAGGAATTATCCTATAAAATACTAAAAAATGACCAAACAGGATCTTGAACAGATAAGAAGGTATTTCCTCGAAAAAGGTATCAGGGACACTGATCTGAAAAAGGCTAATGCACTGGATGGTACTGAGATATGGGGAGTTGTACAGGGAGGAAAATCAGTAAAGATATCCATGAAGGATATACTGGTATTCCTGAAGCCTTTGATGGATGAAAATGACGGACTGTTCTGTGGATTCCATACATCTGAGGAGAACCTGAAGGGGTTATATCCTACAGCTAAGGAAGGGGCATATGCGTGGGTGATAACAGAGGAATTTCCTGATTACCCTGGAGAAGTATATACATACAGTCTGCTGCACGGATGGGTGGCTACTGGTGTAAAAGCTTCTGACAGTTCCAAGGTGGAGCTGGATGATTATATCAAGTCACAGGAGGTGGATGAAATTAGTAAACTACCTGATTATACAGCCTCCAGAGCTATTATGGATGGTTCCGGTAATATCATAGAAGATACATATGTAAGGAGGGATGAGCTGATAGACGGGGCTATAAAGGGAGATTCTTACCTCCCTGAATTCAATACCAGTGTATTTCTTATTACAAAGGAACAGGTACAATATCCAGGTTTCCTGAGGTCTACAATAAGGGCTATTTCAGGCACCGGATATGTAAGGGATACACTGGCTATGTTCGAGGTATACGGGCTTAATGAGGCCAGTCAGGAAACCCTGATACAGGCAAGCACAGAGTTACAGAATTCCCTTATGTTTGACATATCTGTATCTAAGTATAAGCTGATCAGGGTTAAAATATTTCAGGACCTTAAGAAGTCTATACTACTGTATACGCAGGATATTCCTGTAGTAAGGGACGGGATAGACGGGAAAAATGGAAAGGATGGAATAGATGGCACAAATGGCTCTGATGGTACTGATGGTACTAATGGTACTGACGGCCAGACTCCGTATATAGGGAGTAATGGCAACTGGTGGATAGGGAATAAGGATCTTGGTATTCTTGCACAAGGGACTAATGGAGCTCCTGGAAAAGACGGAGCTACTCCTACAATTGAGATAAGTGACCATGACACATGGGTAATCAATGGGGAGGATACAGGGAAGAGGACGAACGGGAGGCCCTACCTTCTTACAGCCAGAATATATAATAATACTAATATGGATATACCGCTTAAAATAAACGGGTATAAGGATCCTAATTATTTAGACAGGGTTACGGTAGGAAGATACGACGATATGATACGTGTTCTTCTATATCCTGCCTCTTCTGTTACAGTTGAAAAACTGTATATGAGAGTAATGAATAATGTATTTACTACTACATACCCATTAATGGACTACAGGTATACCACATCTACTGTAACAAGTATAAAGCAGGAAAGGGATTATGTGTCTATTGTTATACTGCTTGCAGATTTCAACGGAGATGCGAATTACCATGAAGAAAGAAGTGATCTTATGATATTCATACCCTCACTGCTTGATAGTGATTATTTCCGTACTTTATAGGCTATGAAGAATATACAACAGTTACTGGCAAAGGATAAAGAATCAGGGGAGTGGATACATATATACCCACTGTCATTTGTAGAGACTGTATATAATGGTGCTACAGGTGAAAGACTGGATAATATACTGTTCCATTTCAACTGTATTGCAGTTCCGTACAAAGGGACTATATATGATACCAGGAATTCTGTAAGGAAGCAATTCCGCAGGAAGGGTCTTGAGATTTCCTATATCATGACAGATGGTACCATAAAGATAGAAAGGTATACTGCCATGGTAGTGGATGACAGAAGCTGGGGAGATGATGAAAACTGGGAATCTGCCAGTAACAGGGATATTCCGAAAGGCAGTATTACCTCTGAATCTTTATCCAGAGAACTTCTTGAGTATCTTGAAGGAGTAGTAGGCCAGAAGGGGGATAAGGGTGATCCCGGTGATGATGGGGAGGCAGCTACAATATCTGTCGGCACTGTACATACTGTACAGCCTAATGAAGAAGCTAAAGTGGTAAATTCAGGGACTCCGAACCAAGCTATGTTTGATTTCTGGATTCCCAGAGGAGTAAATGGCACCACCCCGGACCTGGAGGTTGGAAATGTTGAGACATTGGATCCTGGTACCGATGCCAGAGCTTCCATTACAGGACCTCTAGAATTTCCCAAACTGAATCTTTTTATTCCTAGAGGGGATAAAGGAGATTTCTTTTTTATGGTACTGAATACGAACAGCATCTTTGTAGATGCTTTCGGAATACCTTATCCCGGTGAATTACATGCTACCATACGAAGGATAGACGGGTTTGGGGACCAGTCTGTAATTCCCTGTTATTACCAGATAGATGAAAGTCTTGACGGAGTGGACTTCCATACTGTATACAGGTCAGGCTCCTCTCCTGAAAAGGAAATGACTCCTTTTAAACTTCCCGGCAATGATGAATGCCGCAGATGTTACATGATAAAGGCCTTCCTGGACCCCGGTTTTGACCTTGCCGTATCTGTTGAATACATATGGAGGGTAAAGGACGGGGAACCTAATACCCCTCAGGAGGTTATAGATATGCTTAAGGCTTATCTGAAAGAATCAGGAGCTAACCAGGTGGCTTTTATAACAGATGAAGGAGATCTTATAGGAGGAGGAACCTATGAAGAATTTGAAGAATCGATATTAAATGAATTGCCTGATGCACTAAAATAACTTAAGATGGATAAGATTTTACAGAAAATAGGAGCATTTTTAGGAAGTAAATTCAACAGGATTTACACCTTATTCAACGACAAATATAATGAACTGGATAAGAATAAGGTAGATAAGGAAGAGGGTAAGGAGCTGATGCCTTCTCCGGAAGGGACTTCAGATACTGTATTCTTGTCTGAGACAGGATGGAGGGAAGTTAATACAGACAAAATCAGAACTCATGTTATCACTATCTATGTTCCATTTAGCAATGAATGGGATTATATGGGATCTCAGGAAATAATTCTTGATGGTAAGGATTATAATAGAGAAGAAGCTGAATCATTCATATATGATTATTTTACATATAATAATGCCAATGCAGTAATCAGAAACACAAATTCAGGTATTTCTCAGGAAGGGTATTATATTGTATGGAAGGTGTCAGGAGCTTTTTCAGATGAAAAACAGTCTTTAAAATTATTCCTTGACATCCCTAAGAATAATTCCATCCTCCTGGACCCCGACAATGAAAATTCGGAATTTACAAGATATACCATTTCACTTTATTTTACATCTGAGGGAAAATCTTATTCTCTGGACAGTATAGGGGTTACTCCTAATGGTACTGATAGCTTTATCCCTAAGGAATATCTTGATGATAAGTTGCATAACCTCTCCAGTTCTTATTTGCCTCTGATCGCTGGGCCTAATAATCCTTTGGAGGGAGATTTATATTTCCAGAATCCGAATGGAGTTAAATTAGCATTTAAAGACAGCAATACTTCTTATGATATACTTAAAGTAGAAAATATAGAAGGAGGTAAAAGAGTAATATTAGGATTTGAAGAGAACTTATCTCCCGATATTGCAACTGGCCCCATATTTACAACAGTGAAAAGTCAGGATGGTAAAGTATGTACTGCCGGACTTGTGTATGAATCTAGTTATGGATTTTTATTGGAGTATGATGAATCAGTAGGACCTAGGGTATCTATAGGGACTCCTTCTGATGTTGATATATATCATTTTACTGATGCCCAAAATGCCTATATAATTTACGATTCAAGGAATTTAAGTATAAATAAATCTTTTAATACAGATATCCAGGTATCCCAGAATTCAGGTACTCATAAACATATCCTTACATATACTAAATATAATCCCACTACCAGTACTTCTGAAACAGTTAATATTGACCTTCTTCCTGTAACCGATACTGCTGATGGATTAATGACCCCTTCATATAAAACCGTATTAGACAAACTTATTCCTACTACAGGAGAATCAATGTCCATTTATGGTACTCCATCATCTACATGGCAGCTTACTCTCGGAACAGGTCCTAAACTGAAGAATTCAGGAGGTATATTCGAACTGCGTGACAATTCTGATAATGCTTATACTGACCTTATCCTCAATAATATTACAATTAAGGGTAATGTTACCCAGGAAGGGTCATCATTCATAACAAAAGCTGAGACTGTAGAAGTATCCGATAATATTCTTCTTTTAAACAGAGGGGAGGTAGGATCCGGGGTTACAAAGGGAATTTCAGGTATACAGGTAGATCGGGGAGCCCTTGCTGATTATCAGTTTATATTCGACGAATCTGATGACAGGTTCAAGGTAGGGGTAGAAGGGGATTTATGGCCTGTGATGTTAAGGAACAATGAATCTGATCTTAGTGATAAGTTCTTCCTGTCATGGGATGCTTCCCTTAAAAGAGCAGTAACTACGAATATTGTTCCTGAAACAGGGCTTCTCTTTTCAGGTGGAGTAAGTAATCACCCTGAATATGATATTACTGTAGCAGCAACTGGTAGTGGTAGTATTGGATTCGGTGCTTTACAAGCGAACACCCCATGGTCATGTACAATAGGATATAATTTAAATACCAGAGATGTGCCAAGTGCTGATATTTTGGACTTTGCCACATCATTGAATGCTTACAGGTATGATAAGCCTTCCGTATTAAACATGATATATTTTGATACCTATCTTAGCCCTAACAGTATAGAGCCATACGGAACCAGTAGTATATCACTGACTACAGGCTCCGGTGATGATCTTATACATACTAAAGGAGGTCAGAATTATATCATCTATGATTCCAGTAATCTGAATATAGAAGAACTAGCTACTAAGGACGACATATTAGGCTTAGGTACTGTATACTATCCTTATAGTGGCAGAGGTCATATGACTATAGGAGCAGATGGGAGACCTATATTAGCTAATAACCAAGGAATACTATTTAATACAACATCTGATGCTGATGCTGTTGAAGGAATATACGTAACTCCTAGTAACCGTTTGATTATTGGAGGTTCTAAATTTAATAATATTCCTGTAGATATTTATAATGACCTGAGTATAACCAGAATTCTTGACAGAGCTACTAATTACTCTCTTCTTGTATTCAGTAACGGAGGTACTGAGGATTCACAGTACACTCATATAGGAGCTGAACACGGAACTACTAGAATAAGATCAGGACTGTTTAATTTAGTACATGATAGGGGAGGTACGTTATATACTGTATTTGACGGATATAATTTTTCTAGGAATCTTGATACTATAAGCATAAATAGTTCATTTAACCATCTTCCGATGATGGCAGCTCAAATAAAAAGTGGTGATGCTACTACTGATAGAGGATATCCTATACAAGAGGCAGGATCTCTCGTTGTTATTCCGGGAACATATCATGGATCTAGTCAAATTTATGGTACATATAGTACTAATAGGTGGTTTGTGAGAGGAGGATCTAATTCTTTGGAAGATCCTACAGCACATACACCTTGGAAAGAATTAGCTACTACGAATCATTTGAGTAATTATTTGCCTCTGACTGGAGGCACATTAACAGGAAGTTTGTTTATAGGAAGCCCTTCTCAGAATGCCTATAATTTTATAAGGATACAAAGAAATAATTATATTCTTGAAACTACGGTATCAGAAGATAACGGAATACTATCTTTTAGTAATCTTAATAATACATCAGCTACCAGTAAATTAAAAATTTCCCCTGGAGGTCATGTTTTTATTAATGACGAGGAGTTAGCAAAGGTATCTCAAATTCCTTCTACATCTAATTTCTTACCATTATCAGGAGGGGTTCTTACCAGAACAACAGCTGGTCCTGTATTATCTTTAAAGAATACCTCAGCTAATAAAGAAGCTTACATGGACTTTTATAAAGGAGATATAAGATGTGGATATATAGGAGCTAGTTCTAGTAATTCAGAAGATATGTATTTAAATGCATATGGATCTAGAAATGTAATTATTGGAACTGCTCAAGGATTTACTAGATTGGAGTCAGGGGCTAATAATCTGATCCATAGAAGGAGTGGTACAGACTATACTATTTTAGATACATATAATATAGCATCATTGACTATCCAATTCAACGGATCTACTAATACTACCTATGCTCCTAATGCAGCTAAGACTGTAAATATAACACCTTCTGCTATTGGGGCTGCTCCGTCAAGTCACATACATACAGCAATTCAAGGGACTTATACAGGTTCTGGAGGGTCTCAGCCACCAAGTTATGTTACAGCAGGAACAGTAAGAGCTAATATGATGTATTATAATATGTCCGGAAGTCCTTATTGTGACTGGTTAATGATGGATACATATACCGGATCTGATGTGCCTTATGTCACTATGATAGGGGTGACAAAGACTGCAACTCCAAGAGCTTTTATTGCTTCCGGTCCTAAAGGTAATACAAGTACCAGTTCCTGGGTAAGAAAAGAACTTGCTACTTTAAATGATCTTACATGGAGTAATATTACAGGAAAACCATCATTTGCTACCGTAGCTACATCAGGAAGTTATAATGATTTAAGTAACAGGCCTTCTATTCCAAGTGCTGAGACAGCTGCTACTATTATGTCAAAAATTAACTCCCAGTCTGAAATTACTTTCAGTAAACACGTAGTATGTTCAGCAGGAGCAGGTACTTCTTCTACATCTGATATCAGATTTAAGAACAATATCACCTCCCTGGCCCCTGTATTGTCACATGTTCTTGGATCACCCGGATTCTTCTATACATGGAAGGATGAGGATGAAGTACTGGTAGGGACATCGGCTCAGTATTGGGAAGGCAGGATTACAGGGCTTGTAAGGGAGATAAATGATAAGAGTAAAACCAAAACATTCTCCTATGAGAGATATACTGTTATATTACAGGAAGCTCTTAAAGAGGAACATATGCTAAGAGAAGCAGAGAAGGAAGAGTATAGGAAAGAGATTTGTTCTCTGAGAGAGGAATTAGAAGATTTGAAAAAGCTAATACAGAAACTGTTATGAGTAAGGAATTTCTGACTGTCATGGATGCTTCCAATAAACTGGGACTTCCAGGCAGTACAAACACATATACCTTTATAACAAAAGGAGCAGCTATTACTGCCGGAGCGGATCCTGATCTTCTCACCGGATATGGATATAATGATTTTCCTGTGGATGATGATATTCAGATAGGATCGACTCTCCTTCTCAGGTATGATGGTCCTACAAATACTTTTACTCAGGGAGCTATAGGTGCCACAAAAAAAGGTACTATTACAGCAGGGAGTCTGGGAGCAACATTTGCTGTGAATGCAGGATATAACATAGATAAAATTACTACTGATGATATTAGTAAGACTTGGTCTACTTTCAGACTGTTTTTTCGAGGTCAGATAACAGGCCCTTCTGATATCAGCTTGCCTAATTTTTATCCGATGTGCTCTATCTTAGCATATTATGGTGGTACTGACAGAACTTGTGGTATAAATGTCATTAGAAAGAGTGACGGAACATGGTGGGTTACATTCAGAGTAATAAACAATTCAACTGCTACCGCATACCTGACTATAGACCTGTTTCAACTTCCTAGTGCCACACAAGGATTTACTGCTATAGTAGATTTAAAAAGTGATGGTAATATATATCATAACTCCTCCTATTCAGATAATAGTGCAGGAGTAGTATATAATACAAACGGATCTATAACAAATATGAAAAATCAGCAAGTTATATTAGGAGGATGGAGTTTTTCCAATCCGGCGATGATAGTAAATGAGTTTAAAATAGAAACATTTGATAAGTAATGGCAGAATTTATTACAGAAGCTAATTTAAATAGTTTGTTTACCAAAACAGCTCCTACAAAAGCAGATACTATTCAGGGGGGGGGGTTGTTGATACAGTCAGGACTTAGTAACTTTAATACTGGTAACATGACTGTAGTAGTATCTTTTCCGAAAACATTTCCTACCAAGTGCTGTATGGTACAACTTACTCCTAACAACTATTACGGCCACTGGGCCAAAGGAGATGTTCTAACTATCAAATCTTTCTCAAATTCCTCACTTACAGTGGAATTAGTAGGAACTGCTCCGGTAAGTAACAGAAATGAGTTTTTCTGGCTGGCAATAGGATATTAATAACTTAAACACTTTAAATCAGATAGCTATGACAATGACAGGAATTGACTTTAAAATGCGGAGAGGCCTTATATGGCTCTCAGAAAATGGTAAGGATATCAGGGAATCCGTTGAAGAGATCCTTACTGAGGCAAAATCTGCGAATGCTGAACTTACGCAGATCACAGGATCTTTGGCATCTGTAGAAGCAGATGTGACAGAAATTGCCAGTACTGCCACTGATACCAAGGATAATACAGACACCATGAAGGCTTCACTGACTTCACTGGATACTAAGGCTGGGCAGACCAATACAAAACTGGATACTGTTATTTCAAAACTTGATACCTTGAATACCAGTATCACATCCCTGGCTGCCAAAATAGAAGCTGTTACTTCTGCTGTAAATACTCAGGGGGCAGCTATTGTGTCTGCTATACAGAGTACAGGAGGGGGAGCGTAGGACATAAAATCTGTTTAGATTTATTTGTTATATCTGTGTAATGTATTATATTTGTCATAATAAATAAATGTGATATATGTCTGTCGGCTCTAAAATGCTGGTAATATTTCTGGTTCTTACGGGACTTATAGCTGTTATAGCTGTCAAGGATCATAAGATAAAGAAATTATCAGATGCTGTTTCGAGGCAGGAGGTTAACCTGAAGGCTTATGATTCAGAGAACAGTTTACTGGAATCTGAGAACAGGGCTTTCAAATATACTATACAGGAGTATAAATACAGACATGATTCTGTTCTGTTTAAGCTTCGTCAGATCCAGGAGGAGCTGGGAATAAAGGATTCGAAGCTTAAACAGGTTCAGTACTTGCTGACACAGTCTGCACGTACTGATACTGTTTTTATGGCAGATACAATATTTAGTGATAGTTTCGTCGAAGCTGACACTGTGATAGGTGATAAGTGGTTTTCTGTAAGATTAGGATTACATTATCCTAATCTTATTTCAGTATCCCCTTCATTTGTAAGTGAACTGAGTATATTTACAAGTGCCAGAAAAGAGACTATTAATAAAAGGAAGAAGTTTTTCCTATGGAGATTATTTCAGAAAAAACATACTGTTCTCATCACAGATATATATGACAGTAATCCATATTCCTCTGTTAAGAAAAGTAAGTTTATAGAAATAGTTGACTAACCTGTATGTGTACAAGAAAAGAATTATATCAGATAATGGTTATGGAAACTGAAGTTACTTTAGCTCTCATAGGATTTGCTACTTCTATCACCTCAGGAATTATTTCCTACAGGGCAGGGAAGGGGTCCAGGAGACGGGATAATGCAGAGGCATCGGCGGCTGAATATGAATCCCTGAATAAAATGAGGGAATTCTATACTCAGACACTTGAAGCCGTAAATTCCCGTATGGAAGAACTGAGTGCCCATGACAAGAACAGCCGTAAGAAGAAATATATCCTCAGGTCTATTATAGACTGGCTGTCAGGAATTGCTTGTAAGGACACCCACTGTGATAAGAGAGTTTCCCTGTCACAGACTGAGATCGATGCTATCACCAATGAATCCAGTATAGTAGAATTTAATATCAAACAGGATGGAGATAAAAGTAGAGAGGACATTTCTGGGCAGTGATTACACTGTAGGGAAAATGTACATTGACGGTGAATATTTCAGTGATACCCTGGAGGATACTGTACGTGACCTTACAAAGGAAAAGAAAGTATATGGTAAGACGGCTATTCCTGCCGGAAGGTATGAGGTAATACTCAATTATTCCCCAAAGTTTAAGAAAGAGTTGCCAAGGCTTCTTAATGTCCCTCATTTCGATGGGATCCTGATTCATTGCGGCGTCACCCCTGAGCATACTGAAGGGTGTATCCTTATAGGTGAAAACAAGGTAAAAGGGCAGGTTCTTAATGGCAGGTATTATCAGCAGGTTCTGGTGGACAGGTTTGCCAAAGAGAGGCAGGAAGGCAAGAAATCCTATATTACTATTACAAATGGATAACACAATAATCATCAGATGCAGCTGGCATTACCAGCCTTTCATATCAGAAGTAAGATTACGTGAATTAGCTGGCCTTGAATATCTATGGTGAAAGTATTATATGTAAAAGCTGCCGGATGCAGGAGAAGGGTCCGTCCTGTCCATACCTGTAAGATAAGGTAACCACCCAGGGCCAGGAGAGTGGATTTTTAGAAGAAATTGTTTAATTTAAAATTGAAATATTATGGGAAGACCATCAACACCAAAAGGAAAAGCCGGATATACTCCTAAAGGAAGAAATGCCGGAAAGAAAAAGAAAGAAAAGTGATATATGGATAAGGTGATGTTATACAAACTGGAGCTTATTTGTGTAAAGATAACTCCTATCCTTGTTTCTGCATTATATCTTCTGAATATCATCATGGATTACTGTGATCTTCGTAGTGATATATTAGATTATATAGCAGGAACATCACTTCTTACTACTATTCCTATGTATGTATCATCCTATGCCTTCAGATTCTATAAGTATCATAGGATGTTCATACATTATATAGTGGTAAATAATATTATCACTATGATAGATGATTTAGTCTATATTCCTGTTTCTGATGCTGCTATGTTCAGTTTATTTCTTATAGTGGCTGGTATATTCATGTATTTGGTATTATATTATCATATGAAATATGGCGATCGAAAAGTTTCTTTCCCTTCTTGCTACACATCTAAGAAATGTGGCAGATAATATTGAAGCAGGAAATTCAAATATGTCTGAGGAAGAAGCTGTTTCCTTACTTGAGAATATACGCCGGGTTATTGACAGGGAAGAGATCATGAGTAAATATGAGGCATGCAGGTATCTGAATGTGAGCAGGAGTACATTTGATGGCTATGTAAGATCCGGTGAATTGCCGAGAGGTGTCAGGAAGCCGGGTTTTAAGAATATATTATTCCTGAAGAAAGACCTTGATCTTTTCATAAAGAAGAAAAGGGAAAAACATAATAAAAAAGACAGTAGCATCTGTTTATGACGCAGAATTTTTACTACTTTTGCTATGTAAACAGTAAGAGAGAGAGTGCTCTGCCTGTGGTGAGGACAGAAGTAGTCTGGCCGGGTAACCATATAGATCATAAGTAATAACCATTTTTTCTGCATTAGGGTTGACTATTTTGATTTCCTTGGATCAGTTTTATTTCTCTTCTTTCCGTAAAGCAGAGCACATAACATAAGCAGACAGCCATTTTTACTGACCATAATTGTATATTAGATTGTTGGAGGAGTCCGGTAAAAACCGGACTCTATTCTTTTTATATACCCGGCATCAAGACACCATCGTAACTTCCTCATTATTAAACTCCTTCTCCTGGCCCTGGCAATGTTATGTTCAGAAAGTTCCCTGTAGTACATTTGGGTATAGATAGCTATCTGATATAACATTTAATCCTAAAAATTTATCCTGTTATGGAAATTATTGAAAAAGAAAAAGTAAAAGAAGTTCCTGCTGACTACTTCTGTGATAAGTATGGCCGCAGGGAAGATGACTATTATTATGGTCGCAGGAATGTCAATGGTAAAGCCAATGCGGCACTAGCATTAGGCATCGTAGGTACTGCCCTTGGAGGTATAGCCTTATGGGGAAGGAACAGAGTAGGTGCCGGAGTATTCGGTGGGTCATCAGTTCCTGCAAATGTAAATATCAACGGAGTTGATGCCATGAATGGGTACAGCACTACAGGAACCAGATGTTCAGGTCCGAATGCCTGGGAGGCATGGCAGAAAGGATGCGAGGACACCCTGGCTTTACAGAAAGGATTATATGACTGGGCCCTGGTACAGCAAAATCAAAGATTCCAGGACAGGCAGACACTGGATTCAGAGTTTTTCAGCCTTTACAAATCACAGATAGATGCTGACTTCGGATTGTACAAATCCACCCGTGACGGATTTGATATCCTCAACAGTAAACAGACTGATATTGCATTCAATCTGTATAAGAATTCCCGTGACCAGTATGATGATCTGGCTAAGCAGATCTCAGATCTCCGGGCCCATGTTGCTGTAACCGATGCAGTACGTCCTTATCAGGATAAGCTCCTGCAATGCGAAATCAACAATGTTAAAACACTGGGAGCCTTTGAAGATGAAAGGATTATCAACCTGATTTATAGGCTTGACTGCCGTAACATTAAGGGTATCAACTGTTTGCCTACTGAACCTACAGTTACAGGATTGCCTTCCAATAATCCCTGCTGCTGCCAGAGACAGACTACCACTACCCCTGCCCCGTCAGCAGAATAACAGACAAAACAAAACAGGGGACTCCGGGTCCCCTGATTTAACACTTAAACATTAAAAGATATGATCCCACAACCTACAAATAACATATTTCTCGGAGGAGATCCTCTTCTCAACACTTCGTCACTGGATGCTCAGATCAGTGCTCTCAAGGATCTTGCACAAAGATATGAAGCTGCCAGACAACAGATACCACAAACCACTCTCCAGGCCCCTTCTCAGCAACAGGTAAAGCAGAGATTATTATGGGACGAGATAGATTCTGAAATCAGCCCTATGACTGATGAGCAGAAGTCAAGATTGTTCAATGATGAGGACTATGCCACCAATTACAATATTCTACAGTCTATGGTACAAACCGAACTGCTGAATCTTGTAAAGGGAAGGATAGAACAAAGCCAGGAAGGACATGAGCTGTTGTCTTCACAGCTGAGAATTGTAAGAAAGCTGAAAAGCAAGATAGTAGATGATACCAATAAGGAAATGGAATTATTCAGAAAATTCCGGGAATTCAGTAAATCCCATCCTGAGGTTACCTATGAAGAATTTATTAAATCACAACTGGGATGATTACTAAGCAGGCACTACTTGAGAGGATATATACATATCTGTCCGGAAAGATAGATATACTGGCCAATGATAATCCTATGATAGGATTCGTCAGGCCCTTGATTGTAAAAGGATTGAAGAGGAAACTGGCTAAATTCGGCAGTTTTATGGATGATTTTGCTGAAGATGACGGAACCTTTGATGTAGAAGGTACCCTTGGAGAAATGGTAAAGAGTGTGTCCAACATCAAGCCATTCAACCTGGATCTTCCTGTAATAGGCAACGTAGGTATAGGAGGAGGGAATATAAGGTTTTCTCTTCCACTTGTAGATAAAGAGATAGTGTTTAATCAGGGAGATCTGGATGAACTGATAGGAGTACTAACAGATAAAATAAACGTATCATGAAAGAAATATATTTAGATGATGAAAGATCTGCATATCAATACAGTGACAGGCATATGTCTCCTGAGGAAGAAAGGAGATATGCCGAGGATCTTTACAGAAAAACCCACGGGTATCCTTCTGAAGGATATCACAGAAAAAGTACTCACCATACCATGGAAACTCCTGTCTCCTTTATTGATATGGCAGAAGAATACGGAGGTCATGGTGGTTCTGTCAGACAATTCTTCGACAGGATACAATACCATTTCAACCACATGGATGAAGAGGAGAAATCAGAGTTCAAGGATATGATGAAAAAGCTCCATGAGGGGCTTAGTGGTGGCCATTTCAATGAATCATACGGACGCCATGAAGTGTCTAAGATGTTCCACATCGAGGGTAACAAAAAGTATGTAGGAGAGAAATTCGATATGAATAAGGCCAGGGAGGTAAAGGAAATGTATAAATCCATTATTCCTGACAAGTACACTCTGGCTGATGTATATGTGGCTATTAATTCCCAGTATCATGATTATGCAGTCCTGTTCAAGTCATGGTTCGGAAATAGTTCCGACCATAAGATTATAGAGTCAGCTGTCAACTTCTGGTTCCGGGATGATGATTGCCCGGAATGTAAAGTGTGGGACCATTTCAAGGACTAACAGGTCCGGGGACAGGAAACTGTCCCTTTTTCTTTATCCATGCAGATAACACCTGTAATTATACCTTATATATCCTGCCAGTTAAGTAATTGGCAGGTAACTGATCTGCCCATATATTTGTATATATTATATAAATAGGAGAACAATATGGATTTTGACATTAGTAATGTAAGTAGTATGATTGTCGATTCAGAAGATCTGTTCGAACAATCATCCTCTCCCGGACCTGACGAGACTCAGGATCCTGTCAGTGAAGAGAAGACAGGGGGCCGGGAGGAGGAAAAAAAAGAAACAGAAGAAATTAAAACACCCGTTGAGAGTGGCCCTGTAGAATCATCAGAACTATTCGGCGACCCGGAGGAAGTAGATGGGGAACAAGATAAACAGGAGAAGGAAAATACCAATTCTGGTGATCCAGCAGGTAGTTCTCCGACGGTTTATTCTTCCATAGCCTCCGGGTTACAAGAAGAAGGTATTTTCCTGGATCTTGAAAATGAAAAACCAGAAAATATAAAGTCTGTAGAAGATTTTGCCAGGTACTTTGAAAAGCAGATTGAAGCCAGACTCAGTGATGAACAAAAAAGGATACAGAATGCCCTGAATGCAGGAGTAGAACCTGAGGAGATCCAAAGGTATGAAAGCTCACTGAAGTTCCTGAATGGTATTACTGAAGAACAGATCTCAAAAGAGGGGGATGACGGTGATACTCTCAGAAAAAGAATCATATATCAGGACTATATCAACAATGGTGCATCACGTGAGAAGGCTATCAGGATGACAGAGATGTCATTTACCAATGGCACTGATGTTGAAGATGCTAAGGAAGCATTGAAATCCAATATCAAGTACTATCAGGGTAACTATGACTCTATCATCAAGGAACAGGAGGAGGAGAGGAAATCTGCTGAGCTGGCCTATAAGGAATCTGTTGAAGCCTTGAAAAAGACCATGTTATCCACTGAGGAACCTATCAAAGGGTTAAAGGTAGGTAATAAGGTAAGACAGAAAGCTTATGATGCTGTGACAAAGCCTGTTTACCAGGATAAGGAAACAGGTAATTATTACACAGAGGTTCAGAAGTACCAGATGGATCATCCTGAGGAGTTCAGGCATAAGATCGGAATCCTTTATGCCATTACCAATGGATTTCAGTCACTTGACGGTGTTATAGACAAGAAAGTATCTGCTGAGACAAAGAAAGGTCTGAAAGAGATAGAGACAAAGTTATCAGGGGTACAGGTAACACAGGATGGGACATTGGATCTGAGTCCTTTCTCAGGAGCTGAATCTTCATTCAGACTGGCTAAGGAAGTAGACCAAGTGTTTTACTAAAAATAGATTAATATGGCAATGCAATTAGCAAAGTACCAGATGGTCAATGTTCAGGGCTGGAAGGGTTAAGTTGGGCCCCCCTTTAAAGTAATTTAAAGGTAAACACCGCGCAAAATCGGGGAATTCAGGAATGATAATCCCGAGGTAAATTAAAGTTTTAAAAGACTTTAGTCACCGTAACGCGTAGAGAATGAAACTATGAAAGGATTTATCTACATTATCAAAAACACTGTAAACACCAAAGTCTATATTGGTCAGACGAAGGTTAGCATAGACATCAGATGGAAAGAACATCTGAGGCATGCCAATACTGGAGACCAACTGATTAATAAGGCTATGAGGAAATACGGTGTTGATAAATTCTATATAGAATGTCTCGAAATATGCAATATCGAAGATATAGACAGTAGAGAGATGTACTATATAGATTTATATGATTCTGTAGACAAGTCTAAAGGTTACAATGTAAGTATAGGAGGGTTAACTCCTAGATTTAAGAGAAAAGAACTTGATATTCAAACCTTGATTTTCCTGTATGAAGATCAGCAATTTTCAACGAATAAGATTGCTAAGAAGTTCGGAGTATCTGTTTATATTATTAACTCTACATTAAAAAATGCCGGGGTTAAAATAAGAGACAGACATGATTCTGCTTCTAGGTTTGATAAGATAAGCAAGGATGTTCTGATTGATGCTATGAGGTCTTATGCATCTATCAGGAAGGCAGCTAAGTCTATAGGAGTTCCTTATTCTACTTTTAGAAAAGCTTGCATATATAACCACGTAGAATATAATTTCTCCAAGAGTGTGCGGCACCTCAAGTAGGTGAAAAGGTACGCTGAACTGGACCAGAAATGACTGGTCGATAACCAATGAGGGAGACCTCCAGAGCTATCGGATAAAAAGCCGATAGGGTAACAAAATGCTGACGAAGGATAATCATCTCGGTATGATTTACAATCTTGAGCCGCAAAGGGCTACTAATTTATGGGTTAGACTGTTAGCAAACAATTACGGTCCTACCTTGGATACTTACCTGAGAAGGTTCCCTAAAAAGAGTTTCCAGGATGACTCTGAATATTACTGGAATATTATCGGCTCTTCAAGGAGGAATATTCCTATCATTGAAGCCCGTGATCTGGATGGTACTGTTATTACTACTGGTATGGCAGGTGCCGGAACTACTCCTTTCTATGTAGTATTTGCTGAGGATTGGTGGGCAGACGGGAATGTGATCGTAGGAGAAAAAAATGAGCTTTATATGCTCCGTGTCCTGGGAGAACCCCGTATGGAAGGAACCCGTGCAGTGTATAAAGTAGAGCTTATGGGAGGCAACACCAAAGGTATGCCTGCTGAGGAGCTTGCTGCTGGCAAGAGGTTCTCTGTGGAGTATTCTCCGGTTGAAAAAGGCCTGTCCCGTAAGGTAGGTGACATCAGGTTCTCATCTCCTATTGCTATGAGGAATGAATGGTCTACCATTCGTATCCAGCATAAGGTACCGGGAAATATGCTGAATAAGAAAGTAGCTGTCGGTATTCCCTATGAAGATCAGAATGGGAATGTCAAAGTTGCAAATATGTGGATGCACCATGTAGAATATCAGCTCGAAGTACAGTTCAGTGAAGAGAAGAACAACCTGATTATGTTCGGTCGGTCGAACAGGAATGCCAATGGGGAGTATATGAACTTCGGCAAATCAGGCGAGGTTATCCGTATGGGTGCTGGTCTTAGGGAACAGATGGAGGTAGGTAATACTATCTATTATACCAGATTCTCCCTGAAACTGGTTGAAAAAGCCCTGCTTGAACTGTCTGCCGGAAAATTAAAAATGAAGAACCGGATCTTCGTATTGAAGACTGGTGAGTGGGGAGCTATCCAGTTCCACAATGCTGTAGTCAATGATGTTGAAAGGAGATGGGGAGCATTTATCATCAATGCTGACCAGCTGGGTATGGTAAAAAGGGTTACTTCTGAACTGAATGCCAACTCATTGTCAGCAGGATACCAATTTACTGAGTACAGGGCTCCGAACAATGTTGTTGTAAAGGTTGAGATTGACCCCCTGTATGATGATCCGGTGAGAAACAAATTAATGCATCCGGATGGTGGTGTTGTGGAATCATACAGGTATGATATCCTGTACATCGGTGATATGGATCAGCCGAATATTCAGTTGGCTACTATTGATGGTGACACTGAATACCGCGGATATGAATGGGGTATGAGGAATCCTTATACAGGAGCAAAATTCAACCCGAACATGTCTTTCAGTGAAGATGCTGCTGTTATCCACAGGATGTGGACCGGAGGAGTATTCATCCTCGATGCTACCAGGACAATGTCACTGATTCCGGACATTTTATCATAACATACAGGGAGTATATCTCCCTGTTTCTTAAAAGGAGAACTTAAATATGGCAAACACAAAGAATAAACCTACAGAAAATACAACAATGGCAGAAGAGAGTACAACTGATATGGCATCACGTATAGTAACAGATGATGATCTTCCTATAGCAATGGACATTCCTTCAACTGATTCTGTTTCTGCACCGCAGACTCAGAAAGGTAATGAAATCAGACCCTCCGGGCCCCGGAGGGAAGGAGGTTCAGCAAAGGAAGAACCTGTCATCTCATGCCTTACCAATAAGAGGGTATTTGTACGCCTCATTCCTAAGGAATCAGGGATGTTTACTAATCCAAAGCATGAATATGCCGGAAATATGGCCCCTACATCAAAAAGGGTTTTTACGGTCCCTATGGACCGGAAAGGCCAGCTGGTAAATGTCCTTACTAATTCCGAAAAAGCTTTCCTTGAAGAAGCTATGGGACTGGATCCTAATGCATTGTCTGTCTATAAAAAGCAGGACAATTTCTGGGAAAACTATGAGGTTATCCTTCATAAGGAGGATAATATCCTTGATCTTTCAGTTCCGAGCCAGTATATTGACTACAAGGTGTTGCTTGCAAATAAGGATACGATCTGTCCTTCACTGGAAGATCTGGATCAGTGTTTCAAAGCATCATACATGTATGTCATCGTACAGGAAAATGAAGAGATCAAGAAGAATTATACTTCTACCAACGTCAATATGAGGGCATATATGGCTCTTGGAGCTATCAGAGATGATAAGGCCAAGCTTGCATATGCTATCAGGGTAATGGACGGCCGTAAGATCTCAGGAGAGCCTAATGAGCTTCTTCCTGTGGCTGAATCCCTGATGCAGATGAATCCTAACCTGTTTCTCAGCATAGTGGAAGATCCGTATATGAATACCAAAATACTCATCTATGATGCTGTAAAAGAGAGAATTATTTCAAGATCCGGGGAGTATTATTATCTCACCAGTGATAATTCTCCTCTTTGTGAGGAAGGACAGGAGCCTATCCTCAGCAATGCTGCCAAGTTCCTGAATGCTCCGAGGCATCAGGAGATCAAGTTTTCTATCGAGGCCAAATTAAACAGATAATGCTATGAACAATACTGAATTTCTGAATGAATTCAATCTGTTATACAATAATGCTATGAGCAACCAGGCTCCTCCTCTCAATGAATATGAGATATCATTGTTTCTGACAGAGGGCCAGGAGGTGGTAGTAAAAGAGTATTATTCGGGGAAGAATGCATTCAGGGATTCATTTGAGAGAAGTGAGGAGGTGACAAGAAGCCTCAGTTCCCTTGTAAGGACAGAAGTACTGACAGAAGAATATAATCCTGAGTATATTTCCGACATGGTAGAAACTATAGGATCTTCTTCATATCTGTACAAGATCCCGCAGGATGTATGGTATATAGTGAAAGAATCAGTAAAGTTTACTGAAGATGCTATGTGCGGGTATGGTTCCTATGTGGATGTTATCCCTACCACCCATGACAAGGTGGGAAGGATAATGGAAAATCCTTTCAGGGGGATGAGTAACAGGAGGGTACTAAGGCTGAGCCTTGGAAATAATATCAATGAGCTTCTGTCCAAATATCCTGTCCATTCTTACCTGATCAGGTATCTGGTACAGCCTTCTCCTATTGTTCTGGTAAATCTTGACAGCCTGGGATGTTCTGTTGATGGTGTGTCGGAGGAAACAGAGTGTAAATTACATCCGCTGATACACAGGGTTATCCTTGAAAGGGCTGTCAGGATAGCCTCAGAAGCTTACAAATTTCAAAAACAATAAAGAAGTTATATTATGGCAACTTTTTCTACCAACCAGAACCGTAACCTATATGTGGTGAATGCTGTAGGTGATCCTACTGCTCAGGCTGCCAAGGTAGGTACTATTCAGTTCAAATCTACTCCGGAAGGGGAAATTTTCGGAGTATATCTGGGTGCAGGAGGGATTACCCGTACTGACCTGATCAAAGTAAAGAATATCAGATGGTCTAAAGGATCTACATATGCAGATCTCCGCAGGGGATTACAAAAATGGGAGGTATCCCTGAATGACCAGTTGAATGATGGTGATGTAATCGGGAAGCAGGAATATATCCTGAGGTTTACTCTCCGTGAATACGGGGCAATGACTCCTGAAAGCTACATCAACAAATACGGGTATGTATATGCTACTACTGGCATGTCTACCTCCGATTTCTATAAGGCTATGCTAGCCAGTCTGAAACAGGCCTTTAAAAACAGTGAGATCGAATATTTCACCTTTAAGCTGGATAATGATTCTACTCCTACCAAGATTATTATCCAGGAAGTAGAACAGCCGTGGGTACTGGGAACAAGGTCTTCAGATCCTATTTATGCACAGATCGACACTGCTATTGTGACAGCAGAAGACGGAGAGTCTTCTCACTGGGGAATTGTGAAGAAGGTAGCATCTGACACCTTTGTAAATGATGGTCATAAAATGGCTGATCTGGAATACTTCTGCATGGGTGAAAGAGGTGATTTCTACCGTAACATGAGATGGCCGTATGTTATCCATACCCAGTATCTGGTAGACCCATCGAAAGAATATAATGTAGTGGATATGCACCATTTCTTCCAGGGAGAAGGCATGGACAATCAGGCTTCTGAAAAGGACATTACCTTTGTAGTTCCGGCAGAAGGTGATACTGCCGCTGCCAAGATCGTACTGGCAAATTCTTTAATCGCTGCCATCAACACTGCTACAGGTGAAACTACTGTGAAAGCTCTTGTTGCTCCTGCACAGAGAATGGCTGCAAGGTCAAAAAAGGCAGAATCTACAGTTGAGGAGGTACCTGCTAACCAGGATAAGTAACAGTCTATAACTGGTTTAATAAAAGGGATACTATGAGTATCCCTTTTTTTCGTATATTTACCACAACTAAAATATTAATACTGCCATGATAGATATAATAAGTGCCTATCTGTGTAAGGATACAGGGACCCTGAGAATAAGTGTAAAGATAAAGGGTGATTCCTACTATAAAGATGTTTTTATAGACAAGATTATCATTGACAATAATAACACTTTCTCACCTCAAGGCCCTGGCGAGAATCCGGTATATATAGCAACAGTAAAGGAGGATCTGAAATTCTACCATATAGATATTCCTGCTTCTATGATAGCCGGGGGTATATACAGAAAAATCCTGTACATATATGCTATAGCACGTGGAGTACCAGGCTCTGACACACCATGCGGGGCAGATGATAATACTACTCTGAAAGTGGTGGCTGATTTTGAGTCCTTCTATAAGAGATTGCTGAGGTTTCTTCCGGAGATGGAGAAGAAATGTGACATTCCGATGGAATTCACAGATTCATATCTTAGAATGACAGGAGTGAAGCTTGCTCTTACCACATGTAATTATGCCTATGCTAATTATCTGTGGGGAATGTTCAATGTAGAAAAGAGTGATTGCGGAGATAATCTGTTAATCTCAAAACCATGCGGATGTAATGGATAATCAGGTTTCAATAATAATATTGAGAGGGATACTGGCTTACTATAAAAGTCTGTCAGTGAAGGGTTCTGCTCCTTACAGTGAAGTAAGGAAGCTTATAGCTCTGTGTGCCCTTAATGAGATGTTGTGCTGGACTGATGAGTGTAACAGAAAAAGGATATATAATATCATGATGTGTATGATAGGGAAGTCATGTTTCCTGCCATTCCCTGGAACAGGAGGGGAATGTACCGGAAGGGATATTGATCCCAGGATTACGCAGGACAGTATAGAAAGAGTAACAGAAGATGAGGATTTCTGGAGACGTATAAACACAGAATTACAAAACATTTAGGTGATTATATATAATTTTACACTAAAAAAATAGTATATAAATAGGAATTTATAAATATTTTGTTTATATTTATGTCATGTATTTAGTGGAACAACATATAATTACCATTAACGATAAGAGATATAAGGATTTAGATCGAATATGTCTCTTATCCAAGAATCTGTACAATGCGGCTTTGTATATAATAAAGCAAGAGTTTCTTAGTACAGGTAAATGGATAAGAGCCGCAGAACTTAACAAGAAAATGATAGCTGATAATAACATAAATTATAGAGCGATGAGTGGATCATCCTCCCAGCAAGTTCTTATGGCTTTAGACAAGAATCTAAAATCTTATTTCTCTGCTATCAAGGCATGGAAACGAGATAATAAGAAATTTACCGGCTGTCCTAAATTACCAAAATATAAGCATAAGACAAAAGGCAGGAACGTATTTTCTTATTCTTACGCACAGTTTAAACATAGGGGAGATTTTATCTATTTCCCTAAGAAGGAAGGATTACTTCCTTTAAGAACTAATTGCAAGGAGGAAACTGTAAAACAGGTTAGATTTGTCCCTAAATCCGATTGTTATGTCATAGAAGTTGTATACGAGTCAATTGCAAAAAAACAACTTGATGATAACAACAGGGCTATGTCTATTGATCTGGGTGTAAATAACCTCGCTTCTATTGTAACTAACGTAAGCAATAGACCTATTTTGATAGATGGAAGGAGGCTTAAATCTATTAATCAGTATTACAATAAGAAAAGGTCAGATATTCAAAAACAATTAAAGAACGTAAATGGGAAAGAAAATTCGAGACAGTTGATGTCCTTGACAAGAAGGAGGAACAACAAGGTGAAAGATTATCTTCATAAGGCAAGTAAGGAGATAATAAATACTTGCTTGAAGGAAGATATAACAACATTGATAGTAGGTCATAATGATGGATGGAAACAAGACGCAAGTCTTGGTAAAAGGAATAATCAAAATTTTGTTTCGATTCCATTTGAGATATTCATATCAATGTTAAGGTATAAATCGGAAAGACAAGGGCTAAGATTCGTTGAAATAAACGAATCTCACACGTCAAAATGCAGTTCTTTCGATTTAGAACCAGTATGCCATCATGATACTTATGTTGGAAGAAGGGTAAGAAGAGGTCTTTTTATGACAAGAGATGGCGTTCTTATTAATGCTGACATCAACGGAAGTTATAACATCATGAGAAAAGTAAAGGGGGATGCAGTAATGCCACCCCATACAGGGTTCGGGTATAACCCGGTTAAGAAATTTATTAACTAATTATACAAGTGTAAACTTGTATATAATTACCAATATTTAATACAAGGATATGGGATGTAACTGTAATAATTCCGGCCTGTTCAATACTGAATTTGATCACACCTTCGACAAACATAACAGCAGGTGTCAGGATACGGATATAAATGAGCTGGAAGAGCTTAAAAAGCTTATTGAGGAACTTCTGGACGGAATGCTGGATGAAGCCCTTAAGGATAAGCTAAAGGATCTGGAAAACAAGATTACCCAGATATACAACAAGCTGGATAGTCTTGAACAGAGAGATGAAGAACTCTATCAGATGATAAGAAACATCCTTGATGTTATTATCCCTGGTATCAGAAATGATATTACTAACCTGACAGAGAACTACAATACTCTCAATTCCAAGGTTGAGAATATTTTGAACCAGATAGAAGACGGTACTATAGGGGGGGGGTAAAAGTTATTAAATCCCCTGATGAACCTGAGGAGAAATCGGAAGGTATTATATGGATTAAAACAGACACCGAATGATTATAAAATGTAAAGACATATCAGTTTCTGACGGAACCAGTTACCATTCATTGATAGACAATAAGGTAGCTGATGGGAATTCATATGTTCCTATGCAAATGGAGAAGTTCGGTGTATGCCATGGTAATGATTACTATGTACCTTATGCATCTATCATGGATAATCCTGGAACAGTCAGGATATGGGCAGCTAATGGAGAGATAGGATTTGAAGTAAGATTCCAGTATCCTATTGCTTCCAGAATTGTCATGCAGCTTTATGATATGACTAATGATGAGGAGTATCTGTATAGTCTGGTCGCTGAAGCAGGTCAGCAAAATATAAGTACTCTGTCTAATCATTCTTCAGGCAGGAACGGGCATACCATCAGAGCTTCAATAGTAGGTATTGGGGATCCTGAGATAGTAGGTGTATTCACTGACCACATATACAGGTATTATCTGATTAATCCTGAACAGGTACTTACAGTAGATCTTATCCCTGTTATGATATACAGGGAGATCCTTTATGATGAGGGAGTGCTCCTGTTCAGGTCCACGGCTTCTGTCCTTACTCCATTTACTATAGGTTTGTACAGTACAGATAAACCTGGAACTCTTATTGCTGAGGGGACTATGCCTGATCCTGAGGAAAGTGATCCTTCCCGGAGTATGAGAATAAATCTGAGTCTTATTCCCAGGAACACGCAATATTACATACGATTTAATGGTCAGGACAGCAATTATTCTGATGGAGTAAACAGATACTACATGAATGTAGAGTTGGTTACAGTCCTTGAATCTCCTGAGACTTTGCTTACGAATACAGGTAAAGTGTCATTTTCAAGATCGGAGGATCTCCTGACATATAATATCCGGTTTGACAGGATGATCGAGACTCTTGTCAATATAGCCATTATAGATATAACCAGTAGTGGATATAATTGGGTTGGGCAAGCAGTTATGACCAGCCCAAGTGACACCTTTGAAGATTCAATACGTCTGTCTGATGATATGAACGGACATACTATAAAAGTAATGCAGTATACCCAAGATGCAGGTGTTAAGACTCCTGTAGATTCGTATTCATATGAATCCTATACCTATGTGTTCGAAGGAAATGAATATATTGTGACATAAAAATTTATCTTTGTAATAGCTTTAATTAATGAACCATGGATGTAATCTCAGTATTAAAGGTTATAGATCAGATAAAGAAAACACAATCCTGTACAGCTTCTGTGCTATGCAGGATAGGCTGTATACTTGAATATCTTCTTGGTCTCCTCAAGAAAAATGACGAATCTGACCAGAAGGTTATTAAGGATCTCAGTGATCTGAAAGAGATTGTTGATAAGGCAGTCAGTGATCTGTCAGGCCTTACTGTCAGGGTATCTACTCTGGAATACAGGATGGATATTGAGATTCCGGCCAAATTCCATGAGCAGCTGTTACTGATACAGAATAACAGTAAGGAGATAGACACCAACAGGATTAACATAGCTGACAATCTGAACAGTATTAACCTGTTATGGGATGCTCTCGCTGCTACTGACACAAGTATAGGAAACTGGGGTGATATAGTAGCTGGTATAAATAACAGGATAGACAATATAATGTCCCTGACTACTAACCTACAGACACAGATAAATAATCTTTCCACAAGGATAACAGAATTGTCTAATTCTGTAGACACCAGAATCTCCAATATTAATACCACTCTCCAGGACCACTCCGGACGAATAGAAAATCTTGAAGATGAGGACAGGAATATACACAATGCTTTAGATGATATCAGGGCTGACATAGCAGAGCTTACAGGAGGATCAGGCACTCTGTCACAGGATATATCTGAACTTCAGAACAGAGTATCTGTCCTTGAATCTTCTCTTGCAAATCTTGATAACTATGTAGTAACCTCTGTTTTGCTTGAGGGGGCCAGATTTACGGTAAATCTCAGGAATCTTAGTACCGGGACTGTCCAGACAAGTGTACTTGACCTGCCTATAGCTTCTGAACAATATCCCGGATTAATAACAGTCGAGGGATTCACCAAGCTTGAAGGGATAGAAGAAGGAGCTCAGGTAAATGTACAGTCTGACTGGAATGAGAGTGCTGCTGATTCAGATGCTTTTATAAAGAATAAGCCGAACCTGGCCCCTGTGGCTACCTCAGGTAGTTACAATGATCTTACAGATAAGCCTTCTGCTCCTGAGATTCCTGATCAGGTTAATGCGGACTGGAATGCTACGTCAGGAGTAGCACAGATCCTTAATAAGCCTAATCTCGCTACTGTAGCTACTTCAGGACAGTATAATGATCTTGAGGGTAAGCCTGCTATACCTCCTGCTGTAACCCTTCCTGGAGTTAATGTAGTGGATTCATTTCCTGATAGTGTATCAGGAGTACAGGACGGTACTGTGTATATTGTGCCTGGATCAGGTGGAGGAGGCGGTGTAGTTACTCCATCAAAGCCATACATGGCTTGTGGATATATTGGCCTTAGTTCAGGGGGGGATGTCTATCAAACCAATATACACCTGAATAATGACTATCTATCTGAGGCTAGTGTGGTAGCTAATAGTAAGTCTTCTATACGTATAGAATTTACTCTTGCATCTGGAGTATCTAAAGATGATATATACGATTCTTTTATTTGTACTTTAGTGTCTTCTCCGTCAGATATTCCTGCTATTATAAGTCCTATGTATGTGTGGTCTAGTCCTAAAGCAATATTGAATATTGTAGGGACGTCAGATGATCCCAGCTACTATATGTTAGTATCCTTTTTTATACCTCTATTAGTATAGTATATGCCTACACAGTCAGAGATAAAGATAACAAAATCATCCCTGTATCCATTTCAGGACGGAAAGATAGTAAAGTCAGGGACTTTATATTCCCTGTCTGATGCTGCTATTGTAAAAAATGGAGTACTATATGGGGTTTCAGGTACTTCCGGTATCTCTCTTATGAGGGCAATGGAAAGGGGCCAGGAGAGTGGATGCATTATGGTTACAGTGGTGAAGACAGATAAAGATACAGGAGATGCTATATCCTGTGATGTGAAAATAGGAATCGGGAATTCTTCAATGGCTGTTTCAGGATTTAATAATGCCGAAAATATTATCCTTGGATATTATGATTTTTCAGATACATTAAAGCTTAGTATTGAAAATCAGGGAATCACAGGATTCAGGATAACAGGATGTTATATTGCACAGGATAATACTGTTACAGAGCCTCTGGAAGGTTTTAAGGGAGCTTATGAGCCTGGAAAGGTAATAGAATGGGATCTTGACTTATCAGGATTCTATGATGCCGGAAAACAGGATAATTCTGTTGTTATAAAGATTTATATTCAAAATGTATAGATATGTCTACATACAGGGAAATAGTATATATGGTTCTTGATGAACTGAAGCTAGAAAGTGATGATGCCTACTATACACAGGATCATGTTATCTTCCTGATAAATAAATACAGAGCTCTTCTTCTCAAGCAGAGGTATTCTGATCTTCGAAGGACAATTCCATTGTCTAATTTCAATACTCTGTGTCTTACACTGGGTACATTCGGTGGTGATGTTTGCGGGAGTGGTACTTATCTCCGCAGCCTTGATACAATACCCCATCTCCTGGACCTGTCCGGCATATACAGCCTTACCAAGGTAGTACCGGACCTTATGGTAGAGAAGGAGATAGCTTTTGTCAATGAGGGAAGATTCAAGTATGTAGGGAATAACAAATGGACATCAAGATACCTGTATGCGACATTATCCAGGGATCATTATCTGTATATAAAATCAGCCAATCCTCAATTCAGGTACCTGTCATCTGTGAAGTTCTCATCTGTATTTGAGAATCCTATAGAAGCAGCAAGATTCAGCTGTGGTGCCGATGAGTGTGGGTGTAACCCTGAACCATGTGATATTATGGATAGAGATCTGAGATTACAGGAAGACCTTGTTCCTCAGGTAATAAGCCTGTGTGTCAATGAGTTGGCTAAAGGGGTGTATAATCCTGAGGATAAAATGAATAATGCTTCCGATGACTTGTCGGAAGTAAATATGAAAGTAAGAAATGAGACAGTGGACTAAGCTGAGATCAGATGTTCCTAATTATTGTATAGGAGCTGAGGACATGTATCTTACATACAGGAAGGAAGCTTTTAAGAGGAAGAACAGGGTATTTTACAGGCTTTCAGAGACTGTATACAGGAGGATATTGTCATTTCTTATAGACAAGATGGTAGAGGAGTTGTGTGAGACAGGATATCTGATATTACCTAATGATCTTGGTACCTTGTGTATACATACGGGAGACAGGATTATTCCTCATTATTCGAAGAGGGGAGATCTTATACTGCCTTATGTAAGTTGGGTTAAAACCAAGAAGTTATGGAAGGAGGATCCTTCGGCTGCTGATGACGGGATAGTGGTAAGGGATGAGAATGCCATACGTCTGGGAGTGGCATGGAGGCCGGGGAGATATCCATATTCTGATTATACAGTATTCCATCTGTCACAGGATCTGTTCATAAGAATATATCATCTGGTATATAATGAAGGAAAAAGATATATAAAACTAGATAAGACATGGCGGAGAAGAACACAAGCATATACACCCTCATAGACAGGCTCAGGAGGCATCCACTGATAGCAGATGTTCCTGAGGAGACTATATTGAGTTATGTCATTGAATTCATAGGAATCACAGGGGTCCCGGAGAGCTATGAGAATAAAATAGCAGAACTTGAGGTAAAGGATTATGTAGCTGAATTACCATGTGATTTTGAAAGTATCATACAGGTAATGCCTGAAAAGGGATTGTCTATGGTAGAGTCTTCGGACAGTTATTTCACAGATCCTAAGAGGCATAAGCTTCATGAGCATCCATCAAAGAGTAGTTTTCTGGGTAACTCGTACAGGATTCAGGGA